GTGTTCCTTGATGATTCGGAGTCACTCGACGATGATAACCAGGCAAAGGTTGCTGAAATGGTTGATTCACAGTTGATTATGCTGATTGTGAACGAAAATGAAAAATTAGAGGTGGGTTAAATGGAAAGACTTACAACGACAAGTGATAAAGGCGGTGTGGCATTTACTTTTGATTTAGAAGTAGAAGCTACACCGCAGGAAATGGTAAAAATTTTGCGCCTTGCAGAAAAATTAAAATATTATGAGGACTTAGAGGAACAGGGCAGATTATTAGTTATTCCGTGCAAAATTGGAGACAGGCTGTATTGGATTGATGAGGACGATGATGGGAACAAAGGACTTTGCATTAAGCAGTACAATGAGGACGAAAAAGTACAAGCTATTGGAATTGACAAAGACGGTGACATTTTTGTAATGCTTGGAATTGATGAATTTTTTACAGCTCCAGATACAATCGGTTCTCAATATGCACTTCTCACACTGGAAGATGCAAATAAGATGTTAGCAGAAATGAAGAAGAATGAAAGTGAGGAATAATTATGGCAGATACAAAGCAGGCATTAACAGAGACAGGGAAGAAACAGAAAGCAGGTATTGCTTCTTACTTATCGAATGATGCAGTTAAAAAAAATATTATGAGCGTTGTTGGGGAAAAAAATACAACAAGATTTATTTCCAGTGTAGTTTCAGCAGTTCAGACTAATCCTACATTAGCGCAATGCACAAACAGCAGTATTCTATCGTCTGCATTATTAGGAGAAGCATTACAGCTTACTCCTAGTCCACAATTAGGTCAGTATTACATGGTTCCCTATGATAATACCAAGGCAGGAGTTAAGGAAGCCCAATTTCAGATTGGATACAAAGGATATATTCAGTTGGCAATCAGAAGCGGTCAATATCGGAAAATCACAGTTTCAGAGGTTAAAGAGGGGGAAGTTTCTTATTTTAACCCAATCACAGAAGAAATTGTTCTTAATGCGAACCCGATAAGTGGAGTAAATAGAGCAACATCAAAAACGGTTGGATATTATGCAATGTTTGAGCTTATAAATGGGTTCAGAAAAGAAATCTACTGGACAAAAGAAACCATGGAAGAACACGCAAGAACATATTCAAGCGGTTATAGAAACGATTTGCGGAAGAAAACGGCATATACATTTTGGTATAAGAATTTTGATGCAATGGCTAAAAAGACACTTATCAGACAGCTTATCGGGAAATGGGGAATAATGAGCATTGAAATGAAAATAGCTTATGAAAATGACATGGCAGTTATTGATGAAAACGGAAATGCGCATTATGTTGATAACCAAATTGATGCGGCTGAATTGGCACAGGAAGAGATCGCCGAGAACGCTAATTCAGTAGACTTTGACGAAGCTATAGAAGCACAGGCAACGGAGGTACAGGATGAGAGTAATTAGTCAGGACGGAACAATAGATATTCCTTATGATTCTGTTACTTTAGAAGAATCATATGTTGGAATATATGGAGATGGATTAGACAGATGGGAGATCGTAGCATACTTTGCTTTACATGAGAGACCTAAATGTATAGCACTTTATAGTTCGGAGGAAAAAGCAAAGAAAGCTATGGAAATGCTTAGAGATGCATATATCGGTATGCCTATCGTAATGCAGAATGTTGATGTTTCAGAAAATATGGCAAGGGAATTTGAAAGATTGAAGAAATGCGGTATTGTGGTGCAAGCAGATAATCAACCGTCAAAAGTAGAATATATTAACAATGCTGTCTTTCAGTTTCCACAGGATGAAGAAATAGAGGTGTAAATATGAAACAAAATCCAATAATATGTGCGTGCGAATTGTGCGGAAAACCACAGAAAAAAGATGAATCACGTTCTAATGAGAATTGGAATGTTTACGACACAAAAGCTGTCTGTGAGTGTGGTGGAAAATTCAAAATAATGTTAAGAGAAGACGCGGAGAAATTAAGGAATGAAACTTAAATGTATAGCCACAGGAAGTACAGGCAATTGCTACACCTTAACTTCCAACAGCGGAGAAACACTTATCCTTGATTGTGGAATACCGATTAAGGAGATTAAGAAAGGTTTGAATTGGAACATAAGGGGGATATCGGGAGTGATTATAAGTCACTCCCATGGTTAGGCGACCACAGCAAAAGCGCAGACTTAATAGAGAAAATGGGAATCCCAGTATGGAAACCATATGAAGAAGAAAATCCGAAGATGCGGAAATACGGTAGTTTCACAATCCAGTGTTTCCAGTTGCCACATAACGGAACTACCAATTACGGATTTTACATCAAGGTAGACGGACAGAAGCTATTATACATGACCGACATGGAGTATTGTCCTTACAGTTTTAGGAAACAGGCGGTAGATCACATGCTGATTGAGTGCAACTACATAGCTGATATGGTGGACAGGGATATTCCAAATTACGAACATAAGATTCTAGGGCATTGCGAGCTGGAAACTTGCAAAGGGATTGTAGAAACAAATAAGTCAGATGCATTGCAGAACGTCATATTATGCCACACAGCGAAAGAAACTTGCGATAAGGATAGAATTATTGAAGAGATTAAGAAAATCGTTCCTAGTGCAAATGTGAGCGTTGCACAGGGCGGTATGGAATGGGAACTTAGAAATGCGGATGAATGTCCGTTTTAGGAGAAAGTGAGGAGAAATATATGCCAAATTGGTGCAAGGGAATGTTAAAGATAAGAGGAAAACAGGAAGATGTATTTAATCTTTTAGCTGATAATCTGCAAGTTTGGAAAACAATTATTGTTAAAGAGCCAAAAATTGATATACGAGAAGAACTTGACAGAGAAGCAATCGAGATAAACAGAGAGGACGGAACTATATATGTTAATGGCACTGCGCATATAAAAGGTACTCATAGAAACTTTGTTGAGCCAAATGATATAAATGTATGGAAAAGAAAAGACGGAAACGCTTGTGTTGCTGTTGAATTCAAATCGGCTTGGGATGTAGAAAGTGAACCATACGTTGAATTATCCAAGGCATACAATGTAGATATAAAAATAGAAGTATTTGAAAGAGGCATGGAATTTAGCAGATATATTCTTATCGAGAATGGCAACTTAAAAGAAGATAGGGAAGATAAATATAATGATTATGTGTGGGATTGCGTAATGCCTAACTTGGGCGGCTGAAAGAAGAAAGTGAGGATTAATACAGTGAACAGTGTAGATATATCAGGAAGAATGACAAGAGAGCCAGAGATAAGATATGCGACCGCAAATAACATGGCAGTTGCAAAATTCAATGTAGCCGTAAACAGACCGTTCAAGCGTGATGGACAGGCAAATGCAGATTTTATTAATTGCGTGGCATTTGGTAAAACTGCTGAATTTGTCGAGAAGTACGGAAGAAAAGGCGTAAAGTTTGAAGTTCATGGCAGATGGCAGACTGGAAGCTATAAGAACAAGGACGGTAACACTGTTTATACAAACGACTGTATGGTTGAGTCAATCGAGTTTGCAGAAAGTAAGAGCAGACAGGACAATGTGCAGGAAAGCAATCAACAGTCTTCTGATAATTCTTGGATGAATATTCCAGATGAAATTTCAGAAGGTCTTCCATTTAATTGATTGTGAGGTGATTTCATGGGTTATGCGCATGGAAGAAAGTGGGAAGACGGAGATGTTGAAAATGCAATTATGAATATTGTAAATACATTAAAGTTAGACCACTTTCCAACAAAATCAGAAATGATGGATTTCTATGGTGATATGGCATTATCAAATAAAGTTTCAAAAAGCGGAGGAAGCAGATATTATGCTTCATTGCTAAATTTGGAAATAGCATCAAATGAATCTGATTTCGGGAATTTTTATGAAGAATTTGCTATTGATGACATATTTGAAAAAACAGGATTTGCAAGTGTTCATACAGATGTTAAATATCCTTATGACTTACTTACAAATGGAAACATAAAGGTTGATGTAAAGTCTTCAAAGAAAATAAAACCAAAAAATTCATCTTTTCCGTATCATTCTTTTAATCTTGAAAAGAGAGAGCCTACATGTGATATTTTTGTTTTCTATTGCCTTGATTATGAGTGCGATATTGAAAGAACTGTAATTATTCCATCTTGCATACTTGCAGGAAAAACGCAAGTAGGAATGGGTGGTTTAAGCAAGTGGGACGCATATGCTGATAGGTGGGATTACTTCAAAATGTATGGTGATTTTTATAATAAAGTAAAGAGTACCTCGATACTTTTACCAAAAAGAAGAAGCATTTTCAATGATACTTTTAATGATAGGAGTGATAAAGAGTGAGTTATCAAAACATACGGCAGGCAAAAGCAATAGAATCAAAGAACCGTAAACGGTTACTGGAAGTAAACCCTAGACTTACGGATGAAAGCGGTATCTATTTTCTGACAAGAACTGATGAAAACGGCTTTCGATACGCTTATATCGGACAGGCGGTACATATTTTGCAAAGACTTGCACAACATCTTGTAGGGTATCAGCATATAGACCTTAGTCTAAAAAAACATGGGTTATACGCTGATGATAACCCTAACGGTTGGAAAATCGGGTTTCTTAATTTCCCAATATCAGAATTGGATAAACAGGAACAGCACTATATTAAAACCTATGCCGATTATGGCTATCAGTTGCGTAACAAGACAAGCGGTAGCCAGGGAGAGGGAAAAGCAAAGATTGATGAATACAGACCTACTAAGGGTTATCGTGACGGCATTAGACAAGGGAAAATCAATCTTGCAAGGGAATTATCCAGTATTGCAGAAAAGCACCTTGAAATCCGCTTGAAGCCGGAGAAACAGGGTAACAAAGTTTCTGAAAAGCAGTATGAGAAGTTTATGACTTTGATTTCTGAAAATACATATGAGGAGAACGATTAAATGGCAGAAAGGAGCAGTAATGGAGAGATTAACAAACAGAAAATATGGAGAAAATTCTTGCGCAGGAGTAAAAATTCCATATAGCACGTATTGCATTGGATGCATTACCAGCGGTTGCAATTGCGGGATTGTTGAAGATATGGTTAAAAAACTTGCTGATTATGAGAATTTAGAGGAGCAGGGCAGACTTATCAAGTTGCCTTGCAAGGTGGGAGATACAGTTTATTGTATTTTCAACAGATACACTAAATGCAAATTTAGCAATAAGGAATTTGACGAATATAGTTGCCGAGTGTGCGAGTATGAGTGTGACAGCGAAAAAGAAAATTATGTACAAGATATGAGAGCATATAGCCTTGATTGGATTGTAACAAATTTGAAGAATTTTGGTAAAACCGTATTTCTCACAAAATCCGAAGCCGAAGAAAAACTGAAAGAATTGAGGTATGACAATGATTGATTGTAATATTTGCAAGTATAAAGAAGATTATGGTTATTGTATAGATTGCAAACATGGAGAGTTGTTCGAGAGAAAAAATGTGTCAGAACCTAAAAAAACATCATTTGGTAGTAACGGAAGAGAATATTGCGGACATTGTGGTTATTTGTGTGAATATGCCAGAGGATATAAAAAGTTTTATTGTATTAGGTGCGGCGGACTTAATTTAAGAAGTTGAAAGAATTGAGAGGTGGAGAAAATGGATAAATTTCTTAAAAGCGTAAGCGAACGTGACTTTGATAGAAGAATATCGGAAGTTGTTGAAATGCTTGAGATAAAACAGCTTTACGGAACTATTAGTTTGATAAAAGATTTGAAATATTACCTTGACTTAGCTACAAAAGAAAAGGCGCACACTTGTAACTGCCAGCATAACAGCAATTCAAGAGATAATGAGCATTGTTGCAGATGTGATAGCAAAGTTTCAGAAAATGATGATACAAAAAACAAAGTTACATCTCTGGAAATTATTGTAAGGATGATAGAAAACAAGCCGTATGATGTTGTATCATAAAAGTTGACAGCCTATTCTCAAGGATTTTGATATATAATCATAATCAATACGAGAACAGGAGAAACAACCTATGGCACAGAACCAAAAATCTTATGACAACGAATTTAAAGCACAGGCGGTAAAGCTTGCACAGGAAATTGGCGGGCATAAAGCAGCTAACGAATTAGGTATCCCTAAAGGTACTATGTACACATGGATCAAAGCATTTAAGGAAGGCCGCCTCAGTGCAAATGAAGCAGTTCATACCCCCAAGAATGCTTTATCCCTTAATGATGAGCTTATCGAACTCAGGAAGCGTGTTAAAGAGCAGGATAAGGAAATACGCCGTTTAAAGGAAGAAAACGAATTTCTTGAGGAAGCAAGTGCTTTTTTCGCAGCCAGCCGTCGGAAGTCAGCAAAAAACAGAGATTAATGTTTATTGCAATTAAAACGGATGACGGCAGGATTAAGGGCAAAATTTCTTTTTATTGTAAAGTGCTTCATGTTTCCAGACAGGCATTTAACAAATACCTAAAAACAAAAGATGCTCCTTGGAAATATCAGGCACTGGCAGATGCGATGATTGATATATGTAGTGAGGATGAATGCAACGACACGTATGGAAGAATCCGTATGTATCAGGCATTACAGCTAAAACATCCTGAAGATGTACACATTCCCGGTGAAAGAACTGTTTATCGTGTCATGGAAGAACTTGGTCTTAATCATAAGCCGAAACGCAAACCCAACGGCATTACAAAAGCTGATAAAGAAGCCCGTAAATCAGATGATTTAATCAAACGAGATTTCTCAGCCCAAAAACCTCTTGAAAAATGTATTACAGACATGACCGAAATAAAAGCTTCCGATGGAAAACTGTATGTTTCAGCTATCTTTGACTGCTACGATCTGGCAGTGCTGGGGCTTGCTATGGATACAAATATGAAGGCTACCCTTTGTGAGCAAACTTTAGATAATGCTTACAAGGCATATCCTATGCTTCGTGGAGCTGTTCTTCACAGTGACAGAGGCACACAGTACACAAGCGAGTTATATCGTAAAGCAATCAATAAATATGGTATTCTTCAGAGCATGAACAGTGCCGGTGGCAGATGCCATGACAATGCCAGATGTGAAAGCATGTGGGCACGCTTCAAAGAGGAATTACTTTATGGGCGTTATGACACCACCACAATGACTGTAGAACAGTTAAAAACCCTCATCTGGAGATACTTCATCAGCTATTGGAATAACCGGAGGATTTGCTCTGCTAACGGGGGGTTACCTCCGATGGTTAAGCGACAGCAATACTATGCTTCACTACAGGAGGCTGCGTAAGGTCGAACATTCTTGAGAATAAAGTGTAAACCAATATTGACAATATCAGTATTACGAAATCAAGTACAAAAAAGTCGGCGAAGATTATTACCATGTAGGTTACAGTTCATTAAATATTGATAATGTATTGAAATGGCGTGATGAGTGTTTTGAACTTGTTGATGTGAAAGCGACCAATGCCGACAGGATAAGGAATATGTCGGATGAAGAGTTGCTTGATTTTATATGTTCAATAGAAACTTATGAAGAGGGTAGCGTTAAGATTATTAGGAACGGCATTGCAATGCGTTCGGTAACAGAAATAGAGAAATGGCTTCAATCAGAAGCAGAATAGGAGAAAATATGAAATACATAAGCAATGCAAAATATGGAGAGCCAGTTGAAACAGGAACTATCTACAGAGGTGACAACAAAAGATTATATATATGTGTTCACACACTATGCGGTTGCGGGGAAACATTATACATGAATTGTCAAACACTAGGTATTGTGGATAGAAAATTAAACAGTACATCTGTAATAGCTGCGATAAATGAAGCGCAATCATTAGTGAAGCGTGAGTTTGATTTACTTAGCAATGAACTTAATACCATATTGAATAGCAAGATAGAAATATCAAGGTATTAGAGTAGGAGAGAATATGGAAGACAGATATCTGTATAAAGCTAAGACAACTCCAAAAGAAAAAGGAGAATTTAACAATGTTTGGGTTACTGGAAATCTTATTGTTTCCAATGGAAAGTATTACATACATCCTGTGGGCAATGTTGTAAATGTTAAGAATGAGATCGGAAGAATAATTGTGATGCACGAAGTAATTCCAGATACAATCTGCCAATGCACAGGATTAAAGGACAAGAACGGCAATCTGATCTGGGAGAATGACATTGTAAAAGATAAACATGGAAATCTTTATAAAGCTTTTTGGCAGAATAACTATTATCAGTTCTCTTGGATTTGCGTCAAAACAGATGTATTTTCAATCGGTGCAAAGTGGGATTTATGGAGCTTTGAGAGTTTTAAAATTGAAGTTATCGGCAACATATTTGACAATCCGGAACTTTTGAAATAATTAAGACAAAGAACTTGAAGTAAGGAAGTGATTAGCACGGCAGAAAGACGAATGTTCACCAAAAAGATAACAGAAAGTGATGCGTTTCTGGAAATGCCAAGCAGTACGCAGATGTTATACTTTCACTTTTGCATGAATGCGGATGATGACGGATTTGTGAACAACCCGAAGAAGATTCAACGAATGTGCGGTGCTTCTGATGATGATTTTAGATTGTTGATTGCTAAGTCATTTGTACTGACATTTGACAGCGGAATCATCGTGATAAAGCACTGGAAGATGCATAATTACATACAATCTGACCGATACGTGCCGACTGATTACGTTGAGGAAAAATCCATGTTGGGTTTGAAAAAGAATAAAGCATACACGTTTGATGAATCTAAAATGGTTACAAGGTGCATACAGGATTCCAAGAAGAAAGAGAAAAAGACTGCTTATAACAGGAACAGCTTTAATTGTAAAGAGCAAAATAATTACGATTATGGCAAGATAGAGAAAGGCTTGGGAATAACATAAAACTGATAAATTTTACGGATGAAGAAGAAAAAAGATAAAGGGAGGTAGAAGTTAATGAGCAGAATTAAAGGCTATAGAGCGGAAAAAATCGCACTATATGAAAAGCAAAGACTTATTAGCGATTATGAAGTTTGCAAGTGTAATTTAGCTAAAATCAGACAGCGTGAAAAAGAAATTTCAGATATACTACTTGATTACAATTCAAAGATAGTAAAGTATAGGATGGAAAGCGCAAACAGAGTTCTTGACTTCATAAGAAGTGAATATAGGGTAGGCAGAATTTGCGACCTTGAAACGCTATTGTGTCACTGTCAAAACAAACTGAATGGAAACATTGACGGAATAGAATTAGACCTTGACAAGCATTTAAGAGGAGTTCCCTTTAAGAAAGTTGGTGAGAACAATGCTAATTCCGAAAGTTAAAGCCAAAGAGTTTGAAAAATTCGGATTTAAGAAATGCAAGGGCGAATATGGTAAGAGTGGTTGCTATTACCTTTGCGTTGCAAGAGGTGTAAAAATGCTTTTTGTGAGCAATGTGATTTTTGATGTTAATAATTGGGATAATAATGACCCAAGAATACATAAAGACGCAAATTGCAGATATAGAGACAACAGGACATATCTTGATATTATTTATGAACTAATCAAGGAAAATATGCTTACGAGCGATTGTTTAGAAGAAAGAAAGGAATAACGAATCCTCGGTAAACCGAGGTTGCAACTTAAAGGTGTCAAAGATTTTGCATAAAGGGAATAATAGTAGCGTTGATGATTCGATAAGGTGGAATTTGAAGTAGCGCACATATAGCATATTTGACTTATGTGAGTTTCAGACCGTCAGCATGGTAAGCCTATATTCCTTATCCTCGATATATGGATTTGTAGCGTGGTGTTATGGCAAAAAATAAACTAAAGGTATGTTGGATAAGTGCAGGAATATCAAGTTTTATGGCGGGATATTTAGCAGGGGATGTTGATAAATGGATTTATATTGACATTGCCGACCAACATCCCGACAGTATCAGATTTATCAAAGATTGTGAGAAAGCAATCGGAAAGAAAATTGAAATTTTAAGTAGTACAGAATATAAGAGTGTCGAAGATTGTGTAAAGGTTTTTGGTGGTTTTAGAAATCCTAGTAACAACTTTGCACCGTGCACAAACTGGTTAAAAAAGCGTGTCCGCAAGGAGTGGGAAGAACAGCACAAAGATTGTGAATTGACTTATGTGTGGGGATTTGACTTGAAAGAGAAGAACCGAGCAGAACGAACCATCGAAGCCAATCCGCAAGCAAATCATGAGTTTCCACTTATTGACAAATGCTTGTCTAAGGAAGAAGTGCATGGACTATTTGAACGGACTTTTGATTTTGCCCGACCTTTGATGTATGACCTTGGCTATCCGAACAATAACTGTATCGGATGCGTCAAGGGCGGTATGGGATATTGGAATCGGATTCGAAAAGATTTCCCGGAGGTATTCGAAAGTCGGGCGAAGTTGGAAAGAGAAGTAGGACACTCCATGTTGAAAGACAAAAACGGTCCGGTATATCTGGATGAATTAGACCCGAACAGGGGAGATATGAATACAGAGATTATGCCGGATTGTGGAATTATGTGTTATTTGAGTTTGAATTGAAAGGAGCGAAACAGGGTGAAGATTTTAAGCAAGAAGAAATACAATAAACTCATTGACGATTTTGAGGAAATGCAGAAAAAGGTCGAAGAACTCAAAAGGATAAACGAGAGTATCGGGAAAAAGTTGGAAGATAAAAAGACAAGTTGCAAATTGAACAATGGTAAGGATTTCTGCTTTAAATGTGGAAACTCTTACAGATACAAGACGTATTGGGGAACGACAGAAATTGAGCAGTGCGGTTGCTTGCTTAATGTGTCTTGTGAGGATTTTAAGAGAAAAGAAATCGAGTGATTCAGAGTGAGTAAGTAGTTGATAAAATGGCAAGAGATAAAGGATTTGAACAGCGTATGCAGGGCATGGTCTACGCTTGCAGACTTGCCCAGGAGCAGGGTGTAGAAGCACTTGTAAAGACCGTAAAACAACGTGGTGTGACAAAGGTAGACATAACTGCATCCGATAAACAACTAGCTGATATGTGGGGCGCACTGTCTGATAATATCGGACAGAACATGCTTACTACGGTTGTATGGGTGTTACATGATACTTTTGGATTTGGACAGAAGAGGTTACAGCAGTTTATGACCGAATTTGACAAGGCTACAGCTAATCTTATGAGCCTTGACTACATGGGTGAGCATTATGTGACACTGGAAGATTATGCGGTTGAGTTAAAACAGAAGTATAACTTGGGGCTGGACGTAATCAAGGCAACACTTGCAACGGATATGGCAGATAAACAGAATGCAAGAGCTGGAAATGTGGACAAGGTAACAGGTATCATTAATGCGCTTAGACTGGCAGGACATGAAGATGCGGCGGCGTATTTGGAGAGTAAGAGGAGATGAAAAACAATGAGACTGATTGATGTAGATGCACTAAAGAAAGATTTAAAATCGGTTACTTTAAGCAATGGAACTTTAGTAAATACAAATGCAGTATTGTATTTACTAGAAGAATATCCGACGGCTTATGATGCAGAAAAGGTTGTGGAACAGTTGGAGAAGAGAATACAGACGCATGAACGTTGTATTGAATATGAAAAGAAAAACGGAACGATAACAGAAGAATTTCAGCAAAGAAAAGCTGTTGAAGTGCTGAAAGAAGCAATCGAGATTGTGAAAGGCGGTGGAATGAATGACGGAGAATGAAGCAATCAAGGCAATAAAAGATAACAAGCCTACAAGCGGTTATTATATTTTGAACGAAGCATTAGATATGGCAATACAGGCGCTTGAAACAGTACAGAAATACAAAGACCTTGAAGCTGAACTATCTAAACGCAATCTGACAATCGACCATATTAGAGAATATATACAGTTTGAGGATGAATGCGTGGAGATGGGATTTACTTTCGATTCCCTATTATCGGCTAGAAGTAAAATGGAAGCAAGAAAACCAGTGGTAGAAGAAAATAAGTTATTTCATACTAGATACTATCATTGCCCTATTTGCAGTGGAAATTTAAAAATCGGTGATTTTCTGTTTAACTATTGTAGAATGTGCGGTCAGAGAATCGACTGGGAGGTTGTGAAAAATGAATGATGCATGGAAAGCTGTACTGACTGTGATTGTTCTGCTTGTTGGTATGGTGATTGAAAGTAGATATGATAGTGAGTATTGAAGAATAAATAATAGTTTCATTGGAAGATTGGAGTTGAGAAATTATGAGGATATCTAAAGATATACAAGGAAAATGCATAAATTAGCACAACTGACTTTACAAGCAGCTATGCTTGATAGAGAAATCAATAATTATTTTGAAAGTAAAGGATATGATGTTGATGAACTTCGTAGTGGTGATGGAACAACGCTTGATGAATTAAATTATGGTAACGACATTACGGCTACTTTTGTTAATGATTTTGAAAATGGAAAGTATGAATATTGTCGGGATATAGAGTAACAAGAAACCAAGTTTTTATGCGGAATTGAAAGGAGAATATTATTATGGGTAAATATATGGATAATCCTAGTTTAGATGTGATGATTACCGCAATTGTTAATAAGGAAATGGAGGAATATAAATCAAAAATCTTAAATGCAATTGATAATCATTTTAATAATCCTTATTGTGCAGCTACAGACATTGGTAAAGTAATGTATGAAAAGGAAATTAAATACTTGGTAAATAGAATTGAAATTTAAGGAGTAACGCTTATGAAGAGTGACATAGTATCTTTTGAGTTTGTAAGAATCAATCGTGCCAGAGGTAAAATTTGCAAATGCAATCCGGCACATTATGAAGTAGATACTACGAACCGGATAGTTACTTGCCAAGATTGCGGAGCTATCGTGAACGCATTTGATGCGCTTGTATCCTTGGCAGGAAGGTATGAAGAGATTGAGAAAACGCAACAACGAATGTTATCTAAGGCACAGAGTTATGCTAAGTTGGCAGACGAGGAATTTCAAAGAATGAGAAGGAATAAAGTTTTTAGGGATATGGAAAGTAAGTATCGTAATGGTTTGTTTCCAATGTGTCCCAAGTGCATGCAAGCGTTTGATCCTGTACATATACAGGGTTGGACAAGAGGTAATTAGTGGATTCGTCATAGAATATGGATTTGGCACAGAAAGGAACAATGAAATGGGAGTGTGTTTAACAAGTAAAAAATCTGATTATTCATTTGATATGGGATATATCGGTTTTAATAATTTAAGAGCCAATATCGCAAGTGCTTGGGATAAAGAATTAGGAGAAGTGTATGCCAATACGAGCATGGCTATATTAGATTCAAAAAAATACAACGATCGAATAAATAGTATTTTAGCAGATGATCGCTTTAAAAATGAGGATAAAGATATTGCTGACTTTCTATTTCAATCTGATTGTGAAGGAAAGTGCGGATATAAGACTTGTGGAAAGATATATAACCTTATCAAAGACATTGATTTTACTGGTAAAATATTTACGTATGCAGCATATTCAGATGGAAAAGATTATGAACATTTAAAACTTTTTCTTAAAGAATGTTATAAAAAACGAAGAATGATGATTTGGTATTAAACTGAGATTTAGGAGATAATTTTATGAAATCAGAAAAACAGGATATTAATTGCAAGAAGTGTGGGAAATACATTTTGACAGAGCAGAGAGGTCAGGACGGAAAAATACGTTGCATTAAAGGAAGTTATGAAAATGGCGTTTATTATGGTATTGAGGATGCATTTTACTGTAATGAATGTGCAAAAATAAAATAGAAAAGGAGTGAACTAATAAGTGCGTTTTTCAGAGTTTACAAGACCAGAACTTGAAAGCATCACTGAAAACGCAAATTTTACAGAAGAAGAGCTGTTAGTGTTTAAAATGTTGACAAAAGGAAAGACTATTACAGAAATAGCGCAAAAGACAAATGCGTGTAATCGCACAGTTAGCCGAAGAATTGAAAAAATAAAATCAAAAATAAATAGAATCGGAGGTTTGTCTATATGACAGTTGTGCTTACGCAGAATGGGAAAGAAATTAATCCAGAGGACGTAGTTCTTCCACCAGAAGTACTAAAGCTTATTGCGGAGCTGATTAATTGACGAAAAAAATATAATAGTGTAGAATGCGTCATGTAGTAAATATGGCGCATTCTTTTATATCTGATGGAGGAATAAGAATGGAATGTGTCGCATACATGCGTGTTTCTACGGAGAAACAGGCAGAAGAAGGAAACGGATTAGACAGCCAAAGGAGAGATATTGAAAACTATTGCAGAAAAAATGAACTGGTAATTACAGATTGGTACATTGATGATGGGTATACAGGCGCAAATATGGACAGACCAGAATTGCAAAGGCTTGTATCAGACTGTGATCGTAAGCGTGTAAACTATGTTGTTGCGTTTAAGCTTGACAGAATATCACGTAGCATGGTAGACGGTATCTATCTGATTGAGCGTGTGTTTTTAAAGAATAACGTAGAGTTTAAATGTGTACATGATAGTATCAGCTATGATAACCCAATGGAGCAGGCGTACACTCAAATGATGGCGGTATTCGCACAACTAGACAAGAATACCATGTTACTTAGAATGCGTGGCGGTATGTTAGAACGTGTCAAAAAAGGTTACTGGATGGGCGGTGGCAATACACCTTACTGCTATAACTACAGCAAGGAAACAGGAACGCTTATACCGATTCCGGAGAGAAAAGAACAGGCTAACAGGGCTATGGACTTATTCTTGCAGGGGTATTCAGACGTAAAAATCCGTGATATGTTAGGATTTAAAAGCGAATTTGTTGTGAAGCAGGTACTCACAAGCCCTGTAAACATTGGAATGATACCGTATAAGGGTAAACTATATCAAGGATTGCATGAACCTATTTTTGATAAAGAAACCTTTGAAAAAGCACAACAGTTCAGAAGAAACAGGAGCAAAAAGAGGGTAAATTGCAACAACTTACAAACTAATCTTCTTACAGGCTTATGCTATTGCGGCGTGTGCGGATGCGCTATGAGATATCAGAAGTGGACGCATGGAAAGCATAAGATTTACTGCTGTTCCAGAAATAAGGACTTGCATTATCTTCCTAACCACAATCCAAATTGTAATAATACATTGGAATGGGCTTCGGATATTGAAAAAGCTGTAGAGGACGAAATACTTTTAATATCTGCTAATATATCAGAATATAAGCCAAGAGTAAAAGAGTCCAAGTTGGAAATATTGCAAGGGCAATTAGAAAAAGAGCAGACTAAGCGTAAAAGGTTATATAACCTGTATGCAGAGGGCAATGATGATGTTATCAGCATGATTAAAGAAATTGAGAAAGTAATAGAAGATATCCGTGAACAGATCAAGGAAGAATCTGCAATAGAAACAAATAAAACTAGACAAAATGTATTTAAGAACATAAAAAATCTCGCCGATATCTGGGCTGATATCGACAAGAAACAGAAAAACACTTTACTGAAAAGTATAATCGAAAAAATAATAGTTAGCAATGGAAATATTGAAATAAGATTGAAAGATTTTTAGCACATACATAATGCTATCCGATGGAATATTGTTACTGCTAATATAGGAAACTTTTATTATCAGTAACGTAACGCCATACCCATGGAATGGGGTTAGTGCTAATGCGCATATTTACTACACTTTAGAGTCACTATAATGGCATTTATTTGTCACTTATAGTGGCTTTTTTTATTTTACACTTAAATCAAAGGGAGGAATAGAACCCATGAATATTGAAACGGACGAAATCATAGAGAAGTTATGCGCAAGGGAAGATGTACAGGCGATACCGACAATCTATCAAGTAGCCATGACACATGCGATACAGGAAGTATTAAAAGATGTTAATGAGAATATGCAACCAGCAGGAACAGATCACTAAATACCTATCTTATGATGATACGAACATATTATATGAGACTGAAAAGTTGAAAAAGGAGAACCAATATGCAACCGTATGTGAATCCATATTACCTACAGCAGAACCAGCAGGTCTATCCGCAGTATTATAACCCACTGGCACAGGTGCAAAATAGAGCAATAGATTATCAGCAGAACACACCAAACAATTACCAGCAGAATCAGATTGTACAGGGAATTAACGGAAAAATAATTACAGAGATGAGTCAGATAACAGCAAATGATGTACCTATGGACGGTAGTGTTGCGTTTTTTCCAAAGCAGGACCTGTCAGAAGTATACGCCAAGAGCTGGAATGCAGACGGTACAATCCGCACAGTTACTTATAAGCCTGTTTTGGACAATGAGCTTAAAAATGTACCGACCGATACAGAAAAATTGAAATGTGAGCTTTCTGACGAAGCTACAGAGGGTATTATGAGCAAGTTTGATGAAATATCTGACAGGCTGGGGCAGTTAGAAAAATCTTTGCAATCCCAAAGAAAAACTTCACAGACGCAAAGAAAGGATGATTAAGTATGTTTAATCCAATGCAGTTAATGCAAATGATGAAAAGTGGAAATCCACAGCAGATGGTACAACAGCTTATGGGTAACAGCCAATTAATGCAGAATCCAATAGCCAAGAATGCCATACAGATGGCGCAGAACGGAGACTCCAAGGGCATTGAGCAGATGGCTAGGAATCTGTGCAAAGAAAAGGGATTGAATCCTGATGAAGCAATGAACCAAATTAAAAAACAGTTTAATTTATAAAAGCTAATTCTTGCAAGATTAGAAATAAATTTAATGGAGGTAAAAAGTATGTTTTCAAACAATTGTGCATCCGTTCCATTAGTCGCGAATATTGACGGTAATGGAAATAACAACGGATGGGGCGCAGAAGGCTCATGGTTATGGTTCATTATCGTTATCTTCGCTATCTTTGGATGGGGTGGATTCGGTAACGGATTTGGAGGAAACGGAATGAATGGCGGTGTCGGAAGCGAAATTCAGCGCGGATTTGATAATCAGGCGGTTGTGTCAAAACTTGATGGCATTACAAACGGACTTTGTGACGGATTTTATGCAGTGCAAAACGGCATGAATGGCATCAACACAAACATTTTGCAGACCGGATTCGGCATTCAGCAGGCGATCAACGCTGATACGGTCGCTAATATGCAGAATACCAATGCTTTGCAGTCACAGCTTGCTAACTGTTGCTGTGAAACCCGTGAAGCTATCCAGGGAATTAATTACAATTTAGCAACTAACACCTGTGCTTTGCAGAACACCATGAACAGCAATACAAGAGACATTATCGACAGCCAGCAGGCAGGAACAAGAGCAATTCTTGACTTCTTGACCAATGACAAGATCGCATCCTTACAGGCAGAGAATAATGATTTACGCAGAGCCGCTTCACAGGATAGACAGAATGCACTTCTGACAACCGCTATGGCTACGCAGACGAATCAGATTATTGATGCTGTAAGACCGACACCTGTACCAGCATTTCCTGCATCTAACCTCTACGGTTATGCATACAACGGATGTGGATGTAATACAGGCTGTGGATGCTAACAACAGAATATCGGTAACTTAATCAAAGATTATGTCTGCGCATAGCAGTGTTACAGGAAACTAAAGGGCAGACAGTATAGTCTGCCCTTTTCAATTTTATGGAGGTAAATTTTATGGAAATTACAGCAATTGCATTACAAACAGTAGAAGCTGGACAGGATGTAGCTTTTACGGAAACAGCGGTAAACGGTACAAATTGCATCGTTCATAGACAGGGCAGTGGAATTATTAAATTAAGAGGAATTACAAACCAGTGCAGGGCAAGATATCTTGTGGGATATTCGGGGAATATACAGATACCGACAGGCGGTACAGTGGATGCCATATCACTTGCTATTTCTGTAGACGGAGAACCGTTGCAGTCAACAAAAATGATAGTTACCCCTGCGGCTGTCGAGAATCTTTTCAACGTAAGCGCACAGGCATACATTGATGTTCCAAGGGGATGCTGTAGCACAGTATCTGTTGAAAATACTTCTGCACAGACAATACAGGTTCAGAACAGTAACTTAATCGCAACAAGGGAAGCATAAGGGGGCGTATATTATGGATATCAAAAGAATGCATGATATGATTGAAAAACTGTCTGAATGTGCAAAGTCCGAATTTGACAAAGGCATTGAGAACGTGAATACGGATGAGATGGGAAAAGTCACAGATATGCTTAAAGACCTTGCGGAAGCCATGTATTACCGCACATTGACAAACATCATGGAAGAATCTGACGTAGAAGATGTGTTGGGAATGCTTGACCGCAGATTTTATGACGATTACCGTTATAAGACCACTGGCAGATATGCACCAAAGGGCAGAGGAACTTATGTAGGCAGACGTGGCTATGAAGAACCGCCTTATATGCACATGATGAACAGGGAAGATTTACAAGACTGGGATTCCATGTCTGAACGTGAGCGTATGCGTGACCTTGACAGGGCATCAAGGGGACGTATGTACTATACCGAGACAGAACCCATGCACAAAGACGGCGACATGAGAGACAGCAGAGAGGGCAGAGCTGGCATGATGCGTAAGGGCTACATGGAAACAAAAGAAATGCATAAGGGAACTACCCCGCAGGACAAAGAAGCCAATATGCACAGTCTGGAAGAATATCTGAAAGAACTGTCAGAGGATTTGACAGGATTACTGGCAGATATGACACCAGAAGAGCGGCAAATGGCAAAGACAAAGATTACCACACTTGCGGCTAAGATGTAAGGAAATAGGCTAGGGCTAATAACTCTAGCCTTTTTTAAATAGAACCTTGAAAATAAAATAATGGCTAAAAACTTTTGAAATAATACTTGACTTTTGTCATGACAAGTTATATTATTATGTCATGACATAAAGGTAGGTGATGCAAGTGAATAAAAAGAAAGGTAGACCGACAGATAGCCCTAAAACTAACAGAGAAAGTTTTAGATTGTCTAATTCTGACATGGAAAAATTAAATTTCTGTGTTGAAAAAACAGGGGAAAGCAAAACAGAAATTGTCAGAAAAGGAATTGATAAGGTCTACAATGAATTAAAAAAATAGAACGTTGTCACGACTGGAAATCTGTACAACGTTCTATCCAAGTGAGATATCTCTCATGTGAAATATTCTATCACATAAGGGAATCTCACACAAGTATTATTTTGAAAGTGAGGTTTTAATAATGGACAAATTTTTAGAAATCGTTTATGAAGGACAGTTTGAAGAAAGAAAAATGACAGACAAGTATATGGAATTTTTTAAGCCTACTCTTGATAAGCTAAAAGGAATTTTAAGCCCTGAACTTTACGAGACAATAGAGCAAGAGTTTATTGACAATGCTGTTGATTCTAACAGATTTTATGCGGTTGAAGGTATGAAACTGGCTATTGGCATAATTGACGGAACTTATATTCCATTTGTTTAATGGGGGCGCATTTATGAATAAAGAAATCAAGGTTAGCAACGAAGAATACACAATATCTACTTTAGATATTGCAGATATGATGGAAACATCACACTCTAAAATTTTAAGAAAGTTAGAGGGAAGAACAGAAAAAGGGAAACACATTAAGGGATATATAGAAATTTTAGGTGAAGCCCAAATGGGTTCGTCCGAATTTTTTATTAAATCGTCTTATGTTAATGAACAAAATAAAACAATGCCATGCTACGAAGTAACTAAGATGGGCTGTGAATTTTTAGCAAACAAATTTACAGGAGAAAAAGGAGTTTTGTTCACAGCAAAATACATTAAGCGTTTCCACGAAATGGAAGATACTTTAAAGCAAGTACAGCAGGAACAGAACAACACACTTGGAAAAATCCCGGAAAATTTGCTACTTGAAAGGGAAACTGATTGGTACTCCACCAGAAAATCAAAGATTAATTATGTCAGAGATAAGTTTGACATGACAAAAAGAGAGTATATGCACCATATATTAGAGGGCATTAATGAGTATTACAATTTTGACAGCGCAAGGAAAAAGTTTATAGCATTGAATGATAGGTTACCGTGGAGTAATTCAGAAGTTATATCTTATTTCCCACAACTAAGAAAAATGGCTGATGAAATACTCTACAATGATATGAAATGTTGCCTTGATGAAGAATAATAGGGGGAACTGATATGGCAGAACTTGTAAAGATTGAAAATACAGAAATGGCAATCAAAGAATATAACGGTATGAGAGTTGTCACTATGAAAGATATTGACAGGGTTCATCATAAAAAATCCGATACGGCAAAGAAGTCATTTCAAAAGCATAAGAGTCATTTTATACTTGGAACGGATTACTTTGAAATTACAAGAAAAGAGTTAGGGGAACGATATTCCCCCAACGAAAAAATAGTCGGAAATCCCAATATGAAAACATATCTCTTTACAGAAAGCGGATATCTCATGATAGTAAAAGTTTTTACGGATGATTTAGCATGGGAAGTACAGCGTCAACTGGTAAACTCTTACTTTGCGGTCAAGAATCAGATGGAAACAGCAGAAACAAAGATAGAGGATTGCAACTATCATGTCAGCATGACACCTGTGCCAAAGACACCTACATGGTATGCAAGGAATCAGCGCAGGATTGAAAGGATAGTCCAGGCAATACACGGTAAAAAATCACAGTTGTATCATAGAATCCTGTTGTTTGTTGGAGAAGAATACGACCTTGATGAAGCCGCCGCTATCTATGAACAGGAAAAGGGATATCCACCAAGATATTCCATGGACATGATTAGTTACTTCCCTGAATTATCAGAGTGCGCAGACAAATATTTGGAATGTGCCGAAAAATCCTTAAAGGAAAGTGGAAAATTATAATAGTGCAAAAGAAACCGCCAACCGTAAAAAGCTGGCGGTTTTTGGATAGGAGTTGATTTTATGTATTTTATGGTAAACGGTCAGACATGGCAATTAGCTTTTGTTCCTGCCAATAGCCAAGACTTACAGCGCAGTGACGGAGCGTACACATTTGGAGTTACAGACAACAACACTAAGACAGTATCAATAGCAAGCGGTATGTCTGCATATATGACAGAACGTGTAATCTGTCATGAACTAACTCATGTCATGTGCTTTGAGCATGATATGTCTATACCTATAGATTTGGAAGAACGATTGTGTAATTTCATGGCTGATTATGGGAAAGAGATAATATATCTGCTAGATGATTTGCTGGCAAAGTTGCGTACTAATTCAATTTAAGATTGATTTTTGCAAAGAAATTTCAAATTTACACAGAAAAATGTTGAAAAAAGATGTGTACCTAAAAAACTCTGTGAGAAAAAAATATTCTGAAACAAATTTGACTGCCCCTGGGGTACTTTTCTGACTGGAATTTTCAAAACGGTTTTGAAGCAAAATTTTGTTCGGATTTTCCGCAACATTCGGAAAAATTTTGATGCCCCCCTATGGTGGTTTTTGGACTGGATAAACCATTTTGGAAACGTGACCAGCTTTATGTGCGATATTTGGAAGATTGTGACCAGAAAATGGATGCAAAACTTTACAATGCTAAAGTGCGGACTATATGCGCACAGGCTGTATCTGTTTTCTATAGAGCATAGACACATAACGGATATGGCAACAGAACGCACTGTAAGCCACTGTAAGGAAGTTTAAAGCTAACAGGGTACATTTATATCACGGATATAGTTATAAACACTCTACGCCTATTTTATGTTCTTGTCAAGGTACGGTTACTGCATACGGCTACATGGACGGATAACGCACACATAGCCCTTTACGGTAACAGGGTGCTGGAAAAAGGATGGAAATTTCCCACCCTTTACCAAAACATTATATGACCATTTGCAACCTTGTAGTGAAACCAGTTCCCAGACTGGTATTTGATGCAAGTGTAACCCACTGCATCCGTCCATACTTGCACGATATCCCCATAAATCCAGTTATCAAAAAGCGATTTATGGTACAAATAAAAGTCTTTTGCTGTCATTCGCACACCTCCTTATATGGCAAAATCCCCACTATTACATGGGGCTATAGATTGACTTGTTACCGTATTTCTTACGTGATTCTATGCGATAGTTCAGAAAATTATTACATTCCGTGAGCCACGCATAAACGGCACTTTCTGTATAGCTTTTCCCCGGTTTATCCTCATTAATCCACCAAAGGAAATTATCTATTGAACTGTCAAAATTGCGCTTGTCTATATAGTTAATATCCAGACCAATATCAACTATATCTTCTCCCGCTTTTTCAATTCTGATAGCAGTATACACTGTATCATGGGTTTTCAACCATATGTTTTCATTTTCAATGCAATATACGGTCATGCCGTATGCACTGTAAACTTCCTTTTCTTCATTTGCTAATACACCCATTTTTTTATCCTCCTTAAATTTTTTTATTCCCTATCGGGTAAAAGCAAGTCGGGGAATCGAACCCCGAAAGACCTCCACGGCTTACATAGTTTTCATTGCGCAACCTGTCCATGTTTGGCAAGTTGTGCCTTTGCAATCTGTGCCGAGCTTTTTACAAGTAAGGCACATTGTATTTAATTGCTCCAACCTTGCGTACTCTTCGCACTCCTTAGAGTACGGACAGTTAGTACAATCACTGTCATATTTTCCGCACTGCTCTGTAAGCAGTGTTTCAAGTTCCTGTATTCTCTTTTCCATGGTGTTTCCTCCTTGTTTTGTTGTTGATATAACTATAGCATAGTTTAATAATATAGTCAATAGCATAGTTTAATAATTTTTAAAATATTTGTTTCTTCCTATTATATGCGTTTTAAAATAATAATTGACTAGCATAGTTTAATATGATACTATGCTTATATAAAGAAAGGAAGTGCAAACAAATGGCATACAGTAAAAAAGAGAATGAGTTATCTTATATAGCGAAATATCAGAAAGATAACTACGACCGTATAACAGTAATGGCAGATAAGGGCAAGAAAGAGAAGTATCAAGCCGCCGCCAAAATAAAAGGTTTGAGCCTATCGGCGTTTGTCATGTCTTGCGTGGATGAACAACTCAAAAAAATGCAAGAATAGTTTAATAAAGTACTTGACAGCATAGTTTAATAATGTTATATTATAGTCAAGGAACAGGAAACAAACCAGGAGAGGAGACAGGAAACTATGACAGTTTTTAATTTTTCAATTGACACCTACAAAGATGGGTGTCTTTATAAAAACAACGCTGTAAAAAGCAGCGAAGATTACACAGCAGAAGAGCTTGCCATCCTGCTAGATGGTGGCGAGATTGAATCCGAGTGGGATGAAGACGGAAACCCTGTAGCGTGGGATTCCATGACGCAGGGAGAGGAAGAATAAGAGAGGAGAATGGAAACATGAAGAAATATGAAATTAATAGTAGAGAGATAGAAGTACCATTTAAAGACAGGTTTAAGATCAAACAGGACATTACATTTGATTATGATTCTGTAGGTAGTGAAAACGTAGCTTCTTTCGCTACTCTGGAAGAAGCAAGAGAAGCTCTAAAAGAGTACAAATCAACTGTACACCAGTATCCACATTTATTCCTCGTAACAGAATATGTTATAGAGGAATATGAATACGATGAGGACGGAGACGGTGAGTATAAAGACACATGGGCAACGTCCGAAATGGTGTTTGATGTTGTTGATAACAACAGTTTTGATAAAGTTGCAACTTTTGACAACTTAAAAGATGCTTATGATTACTGGAATTACAGTAACGAGCTGCACATAGAGTGCAACGGAGAGATTATTTTGTAAAAACAAATTAGGAGGAAAAAGAAATGACAGCAGAAAACGTATTAGAAAACTTAACAGAGCTTATCGGTTCAGAATGGGATGCAGAAGAGGTAATATGTGCGTTTGGTGATTTTGAAGAAGACGGGGAAACGGAAGTAATCGCCAAGGAATCGGAAAACAATGGATATGATTATATAGCATATATCAACAGTGCAGAATCTACGCAGTTTCTGTTTAGCGTAGACGAAGAAAACGTTATAACAGACGTTTGGATGGTATAAAGAAAAGACCGCTTTTGGCGGTCTTTTTGTGATTAAGGAGAGGATAAAATGGGGATAAAACTGCCCGATCTTGTCGGTACATATTATGCAAATTTTTATGTAATGGATTACAAAAGGGAAAATAAAAGAAGCTATTTACTTGTTAAATGTCCCTTGTGCGGATCTGCTAAATGGATGCGCAAAGATACGTTAGATAATCCGCTAACTGTAGGATGTGGATGCGCAAACAAAGATAATTTATTTAAAGCAGAGGATTTAAAAGGCAGAGAGTTTGGCAATTTAAAAGTTATTAAAAAGACAGGTAAAAAGGACAGCAACGGCTCTATTATTTGGCACTGCTTATGCAAATGTGGAAATTATACAGATGTAAGTGCTGATAATTTAAAAACTGGTAGGGTAAAAAGTTGTGGATGCATAAGAAAAGAGCAGACAAGGGAAAATTCCAAGCATGCTTATAAATACAACAAAAAATATAAATTTATCGAAAATACTAATGTGTATTTATTAGAACCAAAGCATTTAAAATCTAACAACCATAGCGGTATTAACGGCATATCTTGGGATAACAGTAGGAGCAAATGGCTTGCAAAGATCGGATTTAAAGGGAAAAGCTATTATTTAGGCAGATACGACAAATTAGAGGATGCCGCAAAAGCACGCAGAATTGCAGAGAATAAACTGCATGGAGATTTTTTGGAATGGTATCACGGCGAATACTTAAAAGGACTGGAAAAAGAAGATAAGGAAGAATAAGAGCATCCGACAGGGTGCTTTTTGTTTACATTATGCATAGTGTGCATATATAACGTGCATATATAGTTATAACTAATTTATAAATAATTTATAACTATATTCAAAAGCATTGTATTTTAGCGTAATATACGCTATAATTATATATAGTTACAACTAAGTTATAACTATATAAAGGAGTGGTTAGATTATGGATAAAAAGAAAGCCGTTTATAACTATATCAATGATTACCAAAAAGAAAGATATGATAGAATAACTATATTACGTAAGACAGGGGATAAGGAATATATTAATAATATAGCAAAAGAACATGGATATAGAACTATAACAGAATTTATTAATAGCTGTATTGATGATAGGATTGCTAATTATGGTTTACGTAACAATACAGAATACCTTTCAAACGTCACAGAATCGTCTAGCACGAATGAAAATGACTTTGACGGTAAAATTATCGACAATGATATTAAAATTGATTCTGGGGCAAATAATGAGTGCAGAAAGGCATATAAGGACATGTCACAAGAAGAAATTAATGCAATGCTGGCAGATATACCACTAACAGGCAAGGTCAAAACGCACGACTTTGGTTTACAGAATATCCAAAATGACATAGATGCAAGAAGTGCAAGCATTAATAAGCCTGTAGAGCATGAGCCGACACTTGCGGAAATGGCGCATAAACTGGCGCAGGAACTGGAGCAAAAGAAAGAATCTGCTAAGCAGGAAGAGCAACCGCCGTTTTAAACCTATAAATGTTTCCAAATTTTAACCGTTGTTTCCATTTTGTATACATTTTGTATACGTAGTATAGTATAGGTTAGGTAAGGTTAGTATAGGTTATATATCACGTATACGCGCGAGACAACAAAAATTTTCCTGTTAAGAGCAAAACAGTTTTAAATTTTGGATTTAAAGACAGATTTTTATTATCGGCTTAAATTTCCATTTGCGAATATATCTAACCGTTTATCCAACCGATTACCTACCTGATAATTTTTTTAAAAACCTATTGCATTTTTATAAAATGTGTTTTATTCTAACAATAAGCTCATACGAGAGCTTTACACGATTAAGTTAAAGATTACAAGCCATACGTCGGCTCATAAAGCAATTAATAGACTATTAGTAAATCCTAGTAGTTTTATTAGTTGCTTTTATTTTTACCCAAAGGAGGTATAAAACATGCCAGATATTAAAGTTATAAATCAAGACAATGTAATAGCAGTTGTTAAAGATATTATAGCTGATTATTGTATTTCAAACGATCTGGACGAGCATGACATACCGCCACAAATCTGGAATGATATTATAGACGAGATTTATATAAATGTCTTTAAGGATAACACTATACTGCTTAAAGATATACCTAGTCCATATAACCAATATAATCAAGATAAGGTATTATATATATATAATTATATATACAAGAGGATATGTAATAATCATTGTCAAGAAGTTACATTAAAGGGATTTATAGACATGACAGGGATAGATAAACAGACTATCTATAACTGGAAATCAAGTAACGCCCGATTCGACTTGCACGAAAAAATCATGGACGATAACGAGCAATCGTTGGAAGCTATGTTACATGACAAGCGTATAAATCCCATGAAAGTATTACCGTCACTAAATAAAAAACATGGATGGAATCTGCCTGGCGTGAGCCGAGAGAAAGCCAATAATACAGCTCTACCAATGTCAGAATTACTACAGTTAGGTGCAAATAATGGCAGTTTCCAACAGTTAGAAGACAATAATAATATTGTTGACAGTAATACAAATGGCTAGAAATGCAGTATTTACAAGGGTTTCAAGGGTTTTTGTAATGGCATTAAAGAGTGCGGAAAATTAATATTTTGCGAATAGTTAACGTATGTTCGATTGATGGCATGAATCTGGCAGGCAGGGGGAGGGGGTCGGAAGAACGGACGAGACAGCCCCTACTAAGTCAGAAAAACTACCCGATAAACAAAAAGCCATTATCCAACACGCAGATATTAATTATCCAGACACACTATTTCTAAAAATTTTTCAAAAATAAAAAAAGGAGTCAATATGGTCACAGGAATTATTCTTATATGGATTTTGATTAAGTTACAGGCGCCAACATTGTTATTCTGGTTAGCAGGCGTGAAAATGGCATGGTCAGTTTTTGAAATACTTATGTTCGTTTACAAAACAGGTAAGGAGTCATAGCCATGTTAATCTTCGGCAAGCAAATTACAGACGAGTGCTCCAGATGCGGTCAAGTCTTAGAATGTGAGTTATTCAGACAAGGTCATGGCATTAAATGCGACAGGCAGAACATATCAAAGATGCTGGAATGCCAATTTGAACACAGGGAGAAGAGAGAAAATGCGAATAATTAGCCAGAAAAGAGATTTGTCGGTAGATTTTGAGAGTACGCCTATATCCGTAAATTACAATCATTTATTGGCACTTGTAGGAGATAAGGAACGTGTTATAGGGCAGTATGAAACGCCAGAACGTGCAAGGGAAGTATTTGACGAGATTAACGATTTTTATAATCCTATTGACATTCGATCTCTTGATGCAATAGGACTTATGCAAACTATGAGCGCCACAAAAAGAGAGTTACAGGTCTTAAACAGAAATATATACGAAATTCCAAAGGAGTAATTATGGACAATGTAAACCATCCAAGCTATTACAACTTATCAAGCAACGAAAACGGGCAGAGTAGGTTCGACTCCTACCGTTGCTATTAGTCCTGTTTTCAGCATTTTGGACAGGACGCACACACTATTTACCTTTTCTTCCGAGATAGGTATGTAATTTCCTCTACACCAGTTAGGACTACTGTTAAGGGCGGTGAGAGACCGTCCGACTGGTATCGGTCGAGTGAAATTCCACAACACTTGACCGCTTGGTGAAACCCCGAACCATAGCTTACGCAGATATGACCGTTACAGTCGGATTCCCCTTTACTTAATAATTCTTAGTGGTAATAGCTTAAATAGTTACTACGCGAGTAGTAGATGTGTGGCGGAATGGGTAAACGCAAGCAAAGAAACTGATTGATAGCATGTTTGCCGAGTAATAAGCGGAGACTGTCCGTAATTAGCAACAAGCAGCTTTCAGAAATCAATCATGTGAGGTTCAAATCCTCACCACATCAATTCCTTATCTCCACTTAGTCGGGTGCTACTGCAATAGTTCCGGTCGATGGGAGACTTATGGATGGTAGCGGTATTATTGGTAACAGAAAACCCTTCCGTGATTAGAAATTGCAGATTTGAAAGCGGTTGGCATGGTTTGATCTGACAGGGTTCGATTCCCTGTGCCACTATCGGTAATTCAAGTAATTACCGTATCTGCTAAGAGATATCAAGAGTTTGCTTTGAGGTATCTTAAAAAACTACACTTGCGGAGATAAGCGACACTGTGACAGCAATAGCCAGTGGGTAGCAAGTGGCACTTTGGAAGTTTGCGCTGGTGCATCAGCGTAGCAGTTTATGAGAAGTGCAGAAGAATTGTTAATATCATTTCAGTTCGTCTTGTGTACAATTTTATGATCATGTAATGTTATTGCTGATTCTTTGTAAACCGTGAAAATGCGCAGTTTTGCGGCAAACGAATCCCCTAGAGTGGTTTTGATGAACCTCTGACTAACACAACCTTGCACTTAGTTAGGTGTGGAGCAAGTAAAAAACTTGAACCTAACGCCGCAGAATGTAGCGCAGTCGGTTAGAGCACCTGTCTTATATACAGGCGGTCGCAGGTTCGATTCCTGCCATTCTGATTTTTGCAAGTACCGTAGGCGTTGTTTGGAGTCCGAACCGCCTACGGAAACTGCATAGAGAGGAGAGAGTGATATGTGTGAATTTTGCAGACAAAGGAAAGACGAAAATACTATTTACGGTAAAGATATAAAAATCAATCAATGCGCTAGTGCTACGGATTTATCATATGCGAAGATTATCAAGAACGCCAATGATGAAAAGGCAGGGATTATCATTTTTAAGCAATGTAAGGCAGGTGGATATTTTGATATCAACTATTGTCCTATGTGCGGTAGAAAGTTGGTGGAAGATGGTTAAAGAAGCATTGCTTGACAACTCAAGTGGAAAATTTATTACATTATCACTTGATGGCGAAATTGTAAAAGGAGTGGTAAGTATTGATAACATATCAGGTATCTACTCAAAAGACATGGCAAAGGAAATTACAATAAAGGTAGTTGCGAGCGAAGTTAAGGTAAAACTGCCGAATGGTGAAATAAAGGATATATCAGAAATGTAGAAAGCTGGTGAAGCGGTGAATCTTGCAGAAGCAAAAGAAAAGTTTTATCCAGAATACAAATACGCACTTGTTAGTGTAAAAAGCAACAAACCGCATTCACTTTATGTTGATAGAAAAACAGCCGAAGAAGAAAGATGTGATTTATGGAACTGTTATGGTTCTGTGCTAATTGTTGTTGATTTGTCAGAGGTGGAGAAATGAATGAAACTATTTTATACATTTCCAAATCAGAAAAAGATATTGTTAGTTTTTTAAAATATCTTCAATCAAAGCTAAAAGCAGAGGAAAAGGAATGTACCCTAGATGAAGAACACAATATTTTAAAAGTGCCAAAATATTACGATATTGTCGGAAAGAACATTCACGGCAACAGACTTGGGGTAGGCTATGGATATTGCAAATATTATTGTTTTTCGGGAGCGTATGATAGAAATAAATACAGCAATGCAGAAAATGAAAAACTTAAAGATATTCTTATGCACACAAGAGAGGGTGCAGAGAGAATAACAGGACTTGATATTTTATGTATGCTAGGATTAGTTTAAAAGGCGGTGGAAGAATGAAACATCAAAAAGAATGGCGCACTTGTGACAGGTGCGGTGCTGAAATTAAAAAAGGAATACTGTGCGGAAATTCCATTACAAAGAATGGTATTTTTAATGTCACATACGACTTGTGCCCTGAATGTATGGAAGATTTTGAGAGGTTTATGAGGAATGAAAAGAATACTTAAAATTGTAGCAAAGACATTAATTGAATATGCCAGAATAATTGCTATTTGCTTTGTGGCTTGCGTAATAGGAGCAATTTTTTATATTTTGTTAGGCAAAACAGCATATGCGTGCTATTGGATAGCGGTTATTTTGCTTGTGATTATCAGAGATATAACGATAAAGTCAAAAATGCAGGAAAGCAAAAAGATTAAATTATTACTTTTACAGTATGAGGACGGCAGTACAAGCTTGTGTGTCGGGGATAGGCAAATTAGGCATATGACAAATATTGATATGCATATTGATAAGTTTCAGACAGTACTGGAAGTAGACCAAGTAACAAAAACTGGGAAAGTAACACATGTTGTTTTAATGGACGGTGGAAAGAATGAATGAAAAAATTAAGATAATATCCGATGGGGAAACCGCACAAGTGTTTATTGACGGCAAAAAAGTAAACTGCACGGACATGGAGTTGCATTTTATCGGTCATTCAAACCAAAGTCCAATGATTAAAGTTGATGCAAGATGGCATAAAACGGATGAAAACGGAAATGCAATTCTGAATGAGGATAAGACTGCGGTATTGACAGAGGGTATAAAAATAAATTGTTGAGGGGGCGAGATTATGAAAATATCAGAAATGAACAATTGCATTGAAGAAATGCGAAAATGCTACAATTTTAAAGATGATGAAACAGAAATTAGACTTACAGATATGATAAGCCATGATGACAAGTGTGTTTGTGTTAGTACAAGAGATGAAAATGGGACAACAATTGAAATGACAAGGCGTGCAGATGAATTAGTAAATGTTTAGTTGCTGATTATCAGCGGAAAGGAATTTTTATGAAAAAATTATTTGTAAGCGTGCCGATGAAAGGCAGAACAGAGGAAGAAATCAAAGCAAGTATTCAGAAGATGAAAAAGATTGCTGAAATATACGAGGGCGAAGAATTAGAACTTATCGACAGCTACATTGAGGATAACCCGCCTAAAGACAGCAAAGAAGCTGTATGGTATTTAGGCGAGAGCATTAAGAAGCTGGCACAGGCTGATGTATTTATGGGAATATGTGAGAGCTACGATTGGAACAACTGTAGCATTGAAAGTGAAACAGCAGAAAACTATGGCATTAAAGCATATACGATTCCAGCACGGTATGTAATTGATGATTATAATGCACTTTTGAATAGATTGCATCCGGTTTGCGATGACGCAATGCCAACAATCTAACAAAATATTACCGGCTAACAAATGGAGTTAGTCGCTAACCTATAAAAATTATAGGCAGAGGTCAAGGCACTTCTGCTTTTGCGGAGGTGTCCTTTTTGGCAAGTAAGGATTTAATAAACCAGTTAAAAGGTAATGACAATTACATAGAGCGAAAAGGAATCCATAACATTGTTAAAAATGGGGAATCCGAAGAAGTAATAAATGCCTATGTCAATTCTATACAGTGGGGTATGTATAATGACAAAGACATACCATTCTCACTGGAAATTTCCAAGAAAACAAAGAACTTAATAGACAGCATAGTTGCGGAAAGCACAGGCGGCGGTCATATTGACGATTTAGAGATATACTGCGGAGATAATAACGCCGAATTTTTAGTCTTAAATAACTACTATGAGGTATTAAGACTGGAATCCGCATACCTGGTAGACAGCTTTTTCCGATATATTGAGATTGACGAAAAAGACCCATACAAGAGATTTTATTTTCCAAGAAAGAAAGTATTACAGCCAGTTGTAGGTGCTTACCAAGAAATATATGACGGTAAACTTGATTTTCTGTCTGTATCACAGCCTAAACGTACTGGAAAAACTACAGGCGGATTGAGACTTGCTATGATGATGGGTGGGCGTGACCCGGATGGCAGTATATTTGGCGTTGGTAAAGGAGAAGGACTTGTTAAAAGATTCTATGGTGGATTGCTGCAGGGATTTGAGACAGAAAGTACTTATCAACGATTTTTAAGCGTATTTCCAGAAGCGACAAAGATAGGAGAAAATTACAAGAGTGCTGAAAATCTTTCAATTGACCTTAAAAAGAAAAATATCTTCCCGACATTTACATGCCGTCCGATTGATGGCGCAATCGTAGGATGTACCGAAGCAAATGTTCTTGTATACATTGACGACTGCGTAAAAAACCACGAAGAAGCAAGGAATCGTGACCGCCTGGAGTTCCTTTGCGAAAAAGTTACGGATGATGTACTTGGACGTAGATTAGAGGGTACGCCTATTATTATACAGGGAACTAAATACAGTCTGTATGACCCGATTACAGCACTACAGAATAAAGCTGATGAACTGGAATGGCGGTGGCGTGAAGTAGCCGTTCCTGCATTAGACCCTGTTACGGATGAGAGCAATTGGGAGATTCCAAGAAAAGATAAGCGAGGAATCAGAAAAATATTCACGACAGAATATTACCGTAAAGAGCGTAAACTTGTTTCAGAGGAAACATGGGAATCAGAGTTCCAACAATCCCCATTTGAAGCAAAAGGGCGTATGTTTGCTGAAAAAGAGCTTAATTACTTTGAAGAATTACCAATTGACAGAGAACCAGATGCGATCATGGCGGCTTGCGATAGCGCAGATAAGGGAGAAGACAGTTGCTCAATGCCTATTGGTTATGTATACGGAAATGAGGTTTACATAGTAGATGTTGTATTTGACAACGCAGGAACGCAATTTACAAAGCCAGAGTGCGCAAATATGCTTGTTAAACACAATGTAAAGACTGTCACATTTGAAAGCAACAGTGCAGGAGAATATTTCGGACGTGATGTAATGGAGATTGTAAAAGAACTGGGTGGAAGATGCAGTGCAAGGTTTAAATTCAACTGTACTAACAAGATAACCAGAATGGAAAACGCCAGAGACAATATTATTCGTGACTATTATTTCAGAGATTTTAAGAAAATGGACAGGCAGAGTCAGTATTACAAGTTTATGAAAGAACTTACCACAATAACACGAAGCGGAAAAGTAAAGCATGATGATGCACCGGATTCAGTTGCATTATTTGAAAATGAAATGCGTACAGGAGTATCAGCAAAAGCTGAAGCAGTCCACAACCCATTTAGGAGGTATTAAGGATGCAGACAAGAGAGTATCTTAATCAAATAAGCAGACTTAACAGGATGATTAATAATAAGTTAGTGGAAATACAGCAATTAAGGGAAATGGCGTGCAATGTTACTGCTATACAGAATGATGAACGTGTAAAAACTTCCCCTGACCCAGACAGAATGGGAGTTACATTTTCTAAAATAGATGAAATGGAAAAAGAACTGGATAGAATGATAGACGGTTACGTTGAAAAGAAAAATGTAATCATAAGTCAAATTGACAGCATGGATGATGAAAATGTATATAATATTCTGTTTGCCAGATATATTGAGAAAAAGACTTTTGAAGTAATAGCAACTGAAATGAATTACTCTTTTAGGAATATTACAAGGCTTCACGGCAGGGCATTAAAGGAATTTGAAAAAAAATACGGTGAACAGTATATTGAATCATGATGTTGTCCTAGAATGTCCTATATACAGCGTGGTATCATTAAAATGGTTAAAGACCAAATCAATAAGTTTTCACACCTCTCTCAAAAAGGCATCGTTTTCATGACGGTGCTTTTTTAATGCATAAAAGGGGGATTTATTTTGACAGAATCAAAAACAATATACTGTCCAATATGTCATAGAACAGTAGGCAGGCATGATATGCGGTCACAGACGAATACAATCTGTAAGTGCCGCAAATGTGAAAAGAGAATCATATACCACTATGACACAGGAGAGACAGAAGCGAAGAGATTACCACAAAGAGCCACTTCTAGCGGCGTTTGTTTTGTATAAGGAGAAGCAATGAACAACAGGACTTTTCAAGAGCTGGTCAAGGGATGTTATGGTCGGAAAATTGCATATACGGATGTTGAGACTATCACGCCAGACAACATTGTACAAGTCATTGGTCAGTGCATAGGAGTCTTTTACTTTAACAAAATGGCTATAGAGTACCTTTGGAATTATTACAAAGGTGACCAACCTATCAGATACCGTGTAAAGATATCCAACGAGGATATTATCAATAAAATTTGCGAGAACCACGCTTATGAATGGGTACAGTTTAAGGTTGGTCAGACATATGGCGAGCCTGTCCAGTATATCAGTCGCAAAGATGATGATAAAACCAACAATGCAGTTGATGAGTTGAATGATTATCTTGTGGATGCTAATAAGCAGGAAAAAGATATAGAAGCTGGAGAGTGGCAGTCGGCAACTGGAACATCATTTAAAGCTGTGCAGTTTGCTAATGGAGATATACCATTCAGAATTGTAGCACCCAGCCCTATGAATACTTTTATTATTTACAACCGTTCAACGAGAGAGCCGATTCTTGCAGTGCAGGAATTGAAAGATATTGAGGGGAACTGGTATAAACAATGCTACACAGATTCCTATGAATGCAAGATTGTAAATAGCAATGTGAAGGACTGGAAAGTACACGCTTTTGGAAGTATTCCTATAGTGGAATACCCAAATAACCCATCCAGATTATCAGATATCGAATTGGTAATAGATATAATGGACGCAGTAAACAATATGCAGTCTAATAGAATGGACAATATAGAGGACTTTGTACAAGCATGGGTAAAATTTATAAATTGCGAGATTGACGAAGAAGAATTTCAGAAAATGAAAATGAACCGTGCTCTTGTAGTAAAATCCATTAACAAGGATAACAAGAGTGATGTAGATGTAATGACACAGGAATTGAACCAGACACAATGTCAAGTCGCTAAAGAAGATTTGATTGATAATGCCTTGTCTATTTTGGCAATTCCAAATAAACAGAGCAATACAGGCGGCGATACACAAGGGGCGGTGCAACTTAGAAACGGATGGGATTTTTCAAAATCCAGAGCGAAGCTAAAAGACCCGCTTGTAAAGTCGGCAGAAAAAAGACTTGCAAAGCTGGTTTTAAATGCTATACGCATAAAAGACCATGATTTGGGTCTTTCTATGAGGGATTTTGAAGTACAAATTAACCATAGCCCACAGGATAATATGTACACCAAGGCACAGACCTTATATCAGTTATTACAGGCAGGCATACACCCGCTTGTAGCAGTTAAAACAGTTGGACTCTGGGGAGATGCGGAAAAAACTTATTTAGTTTCTAAACCGTACTTTGATGCATTATGGAAAACCATTGATAATGTCGAAGCAGAAGAAAAGAAAGCACAGGAACTTATGGAAAAATTAAACAATCAGCAGAATAAGGCAACTACCGAGGAATAATCGGCAGTTGCTTTTATTTTATAAAATTCGCAATGTCGTGAGCGTAAAAATCGGCAATGTCAATCGGTGTCGTTGCACCGTATAAAAATTCGTAGGACATAACGGAGGTAATCATGAAAAGAGAAGATTTAACAGCAATGGGTCTGACTGATGAACAGGTAGAAAAGATCATTGCAGAAAACAGTAAGGATATCCAGTCTGCAAATGCAAAGGCAACAAAGAACAACGCGGAACTGGAAAGATTACAGGGGATTGAAAAGGAATTTAATACCTTAAAAGACCAGAATCTTTCAGAACAGGAAAAGACCGCAAAGGAACTTGAAAAAGCACAGAATCGTATTGCAGAACTTGAAAAGGCGCAGTCCTTATCTTTACAGCGCACAATCGCAGCGGAAAAATTTAAAATCACTGCTGAACAGGCGACACAGGTTGTTAAGGATGATGGCAGCTTTGATTTTGACGCTCTTGGAAAGATTATTTCTGACAAAGAAACTGCGGCGGCACAGGCTAAGGAACAGGAGATTGCAAATAATACTACTAATCCTGGTGGCGGTACTGCTGGCAAAGAAAATGAAAATAAGACTACTGCTGAAAAACTTGTTGAAAAGTTATACGGCGGTCAGAAACAGAACAATGATATTTTATCACACTATGTAGGAGGTAACTAAGATGATGCAGTTTGAGCAGACAACATACGCTGGCGATGTTGAAATCTTAAAAAGAAAGCCGTTTGAAGGAATCCCTATGACACTTGATTTTACAAGCGTTGATACAAAACTGGCAAACGGTAAAAAGGTTGTAAAAGCAGGAACCCCTATCGGTTCTACAGGAGTAGCAGATAACACGGCTACAGTAGTGGGAATCTTATTACATGACGTTACAGAAGATAGACCACAGGGAACGTTGCTTAAAAAGGCATATATTGACAAAACAATTGCGCAGACACATTCAGGCGTTGAAATTGCGGCAGTTGCAAAAGCGGCATTGCCAATGATTGTTTTTGAATAATTAACAGGAGGTAAAAATAATGCTAGTAAATGAAGTAGTAAATACAAAGGCTATTGCACTTGCGGCTACAGAAAACGCAAGCAATACAATTCCTTATCTTGGTTTACAGTGGTTTCCAGAGAAGAAAAAGTCAGGTCTTGATTTAAAGTGGATTAAGACACACAAGGGACTTCCTGTATCACTGAAACCGTCTAATTTTGATGCGCTGCCAACAATCAGAGCAAGGGGCGGATTAAAGACAGAAAAAACACAGATGGCATTTTTCCGTGAACAGATGATTGTCACAGAAGAGGATGCACAGGAAATTGATAGAATCAAAGATGAAAACGATCCGTATTTGCAGGGTGTATTGCAGAGTATTTATGATGACACTAATACTCTTGTGAGCGGAGCGGAAGTCGTGCCAGAAAGAATGAGAATGTCTCTTCTCTCAACAACAAATGGACATCCTACAATCGGTATTGAATCTGACGGTGTTAAGTATGAGTATGATTATGACCCTAACGGAGAATACACAAAGAAGCATTACTTAAAATTGCAGGACACGGCTATGTGGAGCGATACTACAAATTCTAAGCCACTCACTGATCTTAATAATGCAAGAAAAGAACTTGCAAAATTAGGAAAGATTGCTTCCTATGCGCTTATGAACTCTAACACATTTAATTATCTGTTAGAAAATGCACAGGTCAAAAATGCTATTCTTGCGCAGAACTTAACGGCAAACATTGAGCTTACAGATGATAATGTTGTCTCTATCACAAAATCAAGAACAAAACTTACTATTGTTCTTTACGACAAGATGTACATTGACGATGAGGGAAACGAACAGTATTTCTACCCTGACAATAAGGTTACGTTACTACCAAGTGGTTCTCTTGGCAATACTTGGTTTGGAACTACTCCAGAAGAAAGAACAGCTTCACAGGTTGCTGATGTAGATGTTTCTATGTATGGTATGGGAATTGCAGTTGCTAAGAAAGTTGAATACGGTCCTCCTGCAATCACATCTGTTACAGCTTCAGAAATCGTGCTTCCTTCTTATGAGAATATGGATTCAACATTTGTGATCGAAGTACATTCTGCTTAGTAGGAGGTATCTGGGATGAAGTATCCGTATATCGTAAATAAAAACGGTGTTTGGTATCCAGCAGGAACAGAAGTGCCAGACGGAAATGCTGATAAGGAAGTTAAAACAGAAAATCAGCCATATACAAAGACAGACATTAACCGCATGAGAACTGCAGACTTGCAGAAGTTAGCAGGAGAAAAAGGAATTCAAAATGCCGATTCCTTTAGCGGTGAGGATTTAAAGAAAATGCTTATTGAATTGATGAGCTTATAAGGGGTTGCCATGGAAGAATACAGTATTTTACAACAAGTAAAAATCAGATTAGGACAATTTCATATTGAAGAGGTCACAGACCCAGATACAGGCGTTACGTCTGATGTTACTGTATTCGACCATAAGGAAGATAACCCAAGGTTAGAGCTTCTTATAAAGCAGTGTACCAATGAGGTAATCAACAAGCGGATGTACCCTAAGACCTATACGCAGGAACAGATTGACAACGACTTGAAGCAATTTGAGGACACAATCATTAACCTAACGGTTTATGACCGTTCACAGGCAGGAGAAGCGTACATGGAGTCTTATACAGAAAACGGTGCAGTAAGCCGTAAATGGGTAGACAGAAGTACGCTTCTTACTGGTGTATATCCGTTTGTTAAGATTATATAAGAAGATTGTGCATGACCATATTGCTGATGTCGGCAATATGGTTGTAGGCGGCACACAGTAAGAGGTGGAGGGCAGTGTGCCTGTATTAAATTGCAGGAGATATAAAATGAAAGAAATTTTATTACAGACTTACACCATAGCGTTACCAATATTGCTTGGTTATATAGTTTGGCTTCTGAAGCAACAGAAAAAAGACAAAGACGCCAATAGTAAAGGTACAATGTTACTTTTGCGAGTACAGCTTATCGAATATCACGATAAGTATATGAAACTCGGCGAAATACCATCTTATGCGTATGACAATTTTGTTGAAATGTATAACGCATATCACGCATTGGGCGGTAATGGTATGGTAACCAAAATGTATAACGAAATACAGGAAATTCACTTAAAGAATGGAGGTAAGGATTAAAATGGATATAACATCAGTATCAACAGTAGTTGCAATCGTTGTAATTACATATCTGATAGGCTTAGGAGCTAAAGCAATCCCACACATTAAGGATAATTACATTCCTATAATCGTAGGCATTGCAGGCGGTATCTTAGGTATTGTTGGAATGTATGTAATTCCAGATTTTCCGGCAAATGACATTCTTAATGCAATCGCAGTAGGAATTGTGTCCGGATTATCAAGCACAGGCGTCAATCAGATTTATAAACAGGTAAAGAAAAATGCTTGATATCAATAAGCAGAAAATGAAATACGCCTTGCAGGGTCAGACCGTGACCATTGAGGAAACTGACGAATATGGAAACCCAGTGTATGAGGGATATACGGATTCCAGTGGTACTTTTATTCCATATCTTGATTCACAGGGCAATTTGATTCCTAAGATTCAGGAAGTCAGCGGATTCGCAGAGCCAGTTACTTTTTACGCCAACATTAGCAATAAGCTATCGGAAGCACTGGTAAAGCAGTTCGGTATTGATGATAGCACGTCCTATGTACAGATTTGCACAGATAAAGGCTATCTGCCAATTAAAGCAGGAGACGTTATCTGGAAAAAGTCCGAAGTCACATTGAAAGATAACGGACTTTCAGACGAAGATAGCGCAGACTATGTTGTAAAGGGCGTAGCTGATGAGGGTCTGACCGCAGACCTTTTTTTATTGCAGAAAGTTGTTAAGCAGGTGGTAACATGAAGAATGTAAATATTTTGGGAACTGAATATAGCATTGATATTGACGATACATTAGAAAAAACTAATTGTGACGGACTTTGTAAAGAATACGACAAAAAAATTACAGTTAGAAATGTAGGAGCAATGCTGTGTGATGATGATTTCACGGAAACAAAGAAAAAAAGATTTAACGAAGTTTTAAGGCATGAAGTAATTCATGCTTTTTTTAGTGAGTCTGGATTAGATAATTATTCATCTAATGAAGAACTGGTTAACTGGATCGCAATTCAGTTTCCTAAAATGTTGCAAGTATTCAAAGAGCTTGAAGCAATATAGGTGAATGTATGGCAAAGAAAGTTATCCCCATGACATTATCACAGAAATCCATACAGAACGCTATACAAGAGCTTAGAATCTATCAAAATTCATCAGAGTATAAATGTAGGCTGTTAGCTGAAAAACTTTCTGAAAAGGGCGTAGAGATTGCACAGACATATGTTGCTTCGCTCGATGCAATATTCACATACGAACTTAATTCGAGTATACACGCCGAACACATAAAAGATGTGCAAGGCGGTGGGATATATGCGGTTGTGGCAGGAACAGATCATGCATTGTTCGTTGAGTTCGGAACAGGAATTGTAGGACAGGAATCCCCATATCCGGGAGAACTACCAGACGGTGTTACATGGGAATATGCAAGCGGTAAGACCATAAGACAGTTGGCAGACGGACGCTACGGTTGGTTTTACCGTGACGATAACGGTCAATGGTGGTTTACGGAAGGTATGCCTAGCAGACCATTTATGTACTACACAGCTATTGAACTTAGGAAAATAATTCTTGAAACTGCAAAGGAGGTGTTCGGCAGTGATTGATAATTCATGGGCGTTACGATTGCCAGACCAGATTTTCAATATGTTCTCTCATGAAATGAAACTTGCATATGGCAGTAAGTACAAAAATCTGTACATCACGCAGGATGAAGCAGTCACAGGAACACCAAAGTTTCCAACAGTTCTTATGCGTCAGATAGGCGCAGTTGAGGTAGGACAGGATATTGCAGGAGATACTATCAATGCTATAAGACCCACGTTTCAGATAACGATAAACTATCAAGGCGAAAGCCAGTCTGATAGAGAAGCATTAGTTAATATGACCGCAACTGCAATCAATTTTTTCAAATGGAAGCGGTTTGAAATAAGCAATCCTGTTTATACGATTACGAATAAAATAAGGACTGCTACATTTAGGGCTACACGAACAATCGGTTCGCTTGACCCATTACAATAACTATTAACTGGCACACAAAAGGGTGTGTCACTGACCGCATTAATTAGCGGTAGAAAGGACGGTAATATATGGCGGCAACTATAGCTGGCTTATCCAGTCTGGGCATTACGTTTGGTTATGGCGTAGAAGATACAGCAGGAACAAAACCAGATACATTTACCCAGTTGGACAGAATTAATGCTATCGGTGGTATCACAATCGAGAATGAACAGATTGATGCATCTGCACTGGAAGATACAGTATCAAGATACGTTCAGGGGCGTGGAGATACAGGCGGTTCATTTGCAGTTACTGTTAATTTTACAACAGAAACGCGAGAACAGTGGGAAACAGTAATTTCTACTTATAAAGCATTGACAGGCGGTAAGAGAATGTGGTTTGAGACTATCATTCCTAAGTTTGAAGATGCTTTCTTTGTTGTGGCACAGCCACCTACAATATTTCCTGAGCCAGAGTTTACACAAAATGAGTTACTTGTTGTTGAAATGAACCTTACAATCGAGGAATACAAGGGAATGGAAACAAAGGTAGCATTTACCTAAGTTAGATTAAAAAACAGGGGCGGTCTTAGGACTGCCCCCTTTCTTACTAATAGTAAGGGAAAGGGTAGATATAATATGTTAAAAATCAAAGTAAACGAAAAAGAATACACAATCAAATTCGGTTATGAACCGACACTGAAATCAAGATTGCTTTCAAGAGTAGCAAAAATGTCCGTATCCATGAAAGAGAACGCACAGGATAACATGGAGCAGATTGAAAATATGCTTTTATTTGTACCTGAAATGGTTCTGGTAGGCTTGCAGAAGTTTCACGCTGATGAGTTCGGCTATAACCTTGATACCAAAGAGGGTTACGAGGAGGCAAAAAATAAGGCTTTTGAGCTTGTCGGAAATTATGTAGATAATGGTGAAGTAGACGTAACAGACTTCTTTACAGATTTACAGGAGGAAATGACTTCTAACGGTTTTTTAAAGAAGATGTTCGAGAGGGAGGTTCAGAAAGAACAGGCGGCAACTCCGAACAGCAAGCAGAAAGCCGAGAATTAACATGGGAAATATACTGTAACGAAGTACGTCCTTATTGGCTTACTGTCACTAAGGGGTACGGACTTACAGTGCATGATATAGACTGGTCTTGCCCTGCTGATTTAAGACCTTATGAACAGGCATACAGACTGGAAAAACAGAAAAATGACAGTGACGCATGGCTTATGTTTGGCGCATATGGCATATCTGCCCTTACGGTTGCTATTGATCGTTGCTTAAATGGACGTAAAGCACGTAGCAAGTACATTGAGAAGCCTATCATGCAGGAACTTGAAGAAAAAAATAAGCCATTATCGGAAGAAGAAATGGACAGACAGAGAGAACTGTTCGTAGCAAAATTGGAAGCCATGAGAGTTAATTTTGAATTGAATCACAAAAAGAAAGAAGCTGATAAAAAATGAGTTATATCGGTATAGATGTATCGGCATATCAGGGAACTATTGACTGGGCAAAAGTCAAGGCAGGCGGCATCCAGTTTGCCATCCTTAAAATCATCCGTAAAGATTTGAACCGTGATAAGCAGTTTGAAGCTAACTGGACAGGCTGTAAAGCAAACGGATTGACGATACAGGGCGTTTACAACTACAGCTATGCGACAACAGTTACAAAGGCTAGAAATGATGCAAGGAAAGTAGCAGAAGTGCTTAATGGTCGTGAGACAATGGTATGGCTAGACGTTGAGGACAACTGCCAGAAAGGACTTAGAAGCAAGCTGATTGACATTGTCAACGCTTACGGTGATGTTATCAGAAGTTATGGTCTTGCATTCGGTGTGTATACTGGAAAGTCTTTCTACAATTCCTATATTAAACCGTATGGTACGCTTAAATGTCCGTTGTGGATTGCGGCATACGGTAAGAACACTGGAAATATGGACATGAAATATCAGCCACAGATTGATAGTTTGATAGGGTGGCAGTACACGTCTAAAGGAGCTGTAAGCGGCGTTAATGGCAATGTTGATATGAATGTATGGTATCGTGAATTAAACGAATTACAGAACGTCTACGACACGCACAATAACCCATATCCAGAGCCTACGAGAATCCTTTATAAGAAAGTACCCTGTATGCGTGGGGATGATGTGAAGTGGCTACAGACGGAACTTATCTATCATAAGTGCCTGTCTGCCACAAATGCAAAAGGCAAGAGCAATATTGACGGTATATTGGGAAATGATACAGCCAGTGCAATCGGAGTTTTCCAAAAACGTGTAGGAATAACGGTAGATTGCAAGGCAGGAAAAGTAACAAGAGAATACCTGAAAAGATAACACAGGGGCGGTAGAGGTCATAGTCTACTGCCCTTTTTACTGGCTATCGGTTGGAGATAGTCACTCACTTTAACAGTTGAAAGTAGGTGCAGTATGGCAGAGATTGATTCACTGGAAATTCAAATTAAAGCGCAGGCAACAAAGGCGAATAATGCGATTGACAAGCTGATTACAAAACTTGATAAACTGTCTACTTCATTGAACAGCATTAATACCAGTAATTTGAATGGTCTTGCGAATAGTGTAAATAGGCTTTCAAGTGCCATGCAGAGCATGAATAATGTTAAGACAACAGACTTTACAAGGCTTGCAAAGGGCATAGAAAAGATATCCACAGTAGACACAGCAAAAATAAACCGTGCGGCATCCTCTATGAACCAGCTTAGTAAAGCGTTTGGAAATATTAAGGCTAGTAGTTCTGCTACTGCACAGATATCAGAACTGGCAAGAGGAATTTCACAGTTAGGTTATAAGTCCTCGACCAAAGCTATTGAGAATATCCCTAAACTTGCTACAGCTATGAACAGCCTTATGACAACACTTTCCAAAGCACCTACAGTCAATAGAAACATTATTGACATGACAAATGCACTGGCTAAACTTGCAAGGACAGGTTCTTCTAGTGGTCGTGCGGCTAATTCCCTTGCAAGCAGTCTGAATGTTTTTGGCAAGTCTGCTAAAAGTGCAAAGATAAACAGCTTTTCCCTTGCTTCTGCCTTTGGAAAATTATATGCATCATACTGGCTATTGTTCAGAGCGTTCCATAAGCTGGGGGATGCAATCGACATATCATCCTCATTGACGGAAGTAGAAAACGTTGTAAGGACGACATTCGGAAATTACGAAAAACTGATACAGGACTTTTCAAAGACCTCTATACAGGACTTTGGTATGTCAGAGCTGATGGCAAAACAGGTAGCAAGCCGATTTCAAGCTATGGGCGTTGCCATGGGATTCTCACAGAAAAACATGGCGAATATGTCTTTGGAATTAACAAAACTGACCGCAGATATGGCATCTTTCTATGATATGTCACAGACGGATGTTGCAAGGAATTTACAGGCTATTTTCACAGGTGAAACTGAGCCTTTAAGGAAATATGGTCTTGATTTGACGCAGGCAACTCTAAAAGAATGGGCGTTAAAACAGGGGTTAGATGCTGATATAACATCAATGACGCAGGCACAAAAGGCTATGTTACGTTATCAGTATGTTATGCAGAATACAGCCGCCGCACAAGGAGACTTTGCACGTACAGCGGACACATGGCATAATCAGTTAGTAGTACTTACACAGTCATTCCAACAGCTTGCATCTATTATTGGTGGTGCTTTAATCAACGCATTCAAGCCATTTGTACGTACACTGAATCAGACAATGCAGTATGTAATTGCATTTGCGGAGACTGTTACCAATGCTTTAGGCTCAATATTCGGTTGGAAGTATGAGGTATCTGCTGGCGGTGTAGCCAAGGACTGGGCAGACGGAATGGACGATTTTTCAGATGCTACTGGTGATGCGGCAAAGAACGCTAAAAAACTGAAAAATAATCTTCTTGGAATTGATGAATTAAATATTATTTCAGAGGATAAGGACAGTAAGGGCAGTGGCGGCAGTGCAGGAGCAAGCAAGGTTGATAAGACACAAGGCGGTCTTGTACAGGTAGATACCATTTTTAAGGACTATGAGAGCAGTATTAAGACTCTTGAACAGTTAGGAAATAAGGTAAGAGATACCCTTATAGGAACCATGGATTCTATAGAATGGGATAGTGTTTTCGAAAAGGCTAGAAACTTCGGTACAGGACTTGCAGAATTCTTGAATGGTTTACTTGACTATGATGGAGAGGGCAGAACATTATTCGGTAAGGTTGCGCAGACTTTGGCAAATACTTTGAATGCTATCGTATATGCAGCACAGTCTTTTTCGGAAACGTTTGACTTTTATCAGTTTGGCGTGAATATTGCAGATGCAATCAATAATTTCTTTGCTACGTTTGATTTTTCGGCTTTAGCTAATACCTTGAATAAATGGGTAAACGGTATAAAAGATGCTATCAATGGATTCTTAGATAAAGTAGACTGGAAAACAGTTTTTAACGGACTATATGACTTTTTCTCAAATTTAGAAATAGATACTGTAGAATTTATTGTTGGAACATTGCTTTTGAAAAAAATAGGTGCGGTAAGAATTGCAAGCGGTTTATGGGAATCATTAAAAAAATCAATAAAGTTAGCAATAGACTTTGGACTAAAAGGCGGTATAGGATATTCTGACTTACTGATAAATTTAACCAGTTTTTCTGTTGCTTTTTCTCCAAATCTTGCGGCAATATGGGCTACCATAGAAGACCAATTTTTAAAAGGAACTATTTTCGATACAAATACATGGACAGGATTTCCAGCAAAAGTTAATGACGCTATAGACAATGCTATTGATTCGGTTGGAAATTTCCTTGTAAATGCTATGAGGGAAACTCTGACAACATTGTTCAACTGGGATGAAACAATGAGCCTTTTTGAACAGGCAAAAGATAACTTCAAAAAAGGTGGCGTATACATCTTAGAGGGAATATTAGACGGATTTGCAGGGGCAATAGCATTTATCTTAGAACCAGTAAAAGACCTGTTTACAGCTATCTACAATGCAATCTGTGACGTATTCGGTATTCATTCCCCTGCTGAAACCATGAAGCCTTTAGGAGAGTATATCTTCTTAGGAATCGTAGAGGGATTTTCCTCTATGTTTGATTCTTTTACGGAAAGTGTAACGGATTTTTGGGAGAATTACGTAGCACCATGGTTTTCTATCGAAAAATGGTCAGAACTTCTTACCAATGTTACTACTGCATTTCAGACAAAATGGGATGAAATCGTGGAATGGTGGAATGGAACAGCTCTTGTCACATGGTGGGAAGAAAGCGTTATACCGTGGTTCTCATTAGAAAGGTGGTTGGAAGTACTTAATAACATCAAGGAATCGTTCAATACAAAGTGGACAGAGACATCTACTCAATGGGTAGCCAATCTTACTAAGTGGTGGACTGTTAATGTTGCACCGTGGTTTACTAAGAAGAAATGGGATGATATGCTTGCTAAAGTGCCTACAGCTTTCAAAGATGCTTTTAAGGCGGCGGCTAATGGCGCTATTGAATTCCTGAACGGTGTAATCAGTGGCGTAGAAAGCCTTGTTAATCATGCTATAGACGGATTAAAAAAGTTGGCAGAAGCGGCAAGCAAAATACCAGGGATTAGCTTTAGTATTGATATACCCAATGTATCTCTTCCAAGAATCCCAAAATTTTCGACTGGTGGCTTCCCAGAAACAGGAAGCCTTTTTTATGCAAATGAAGCAGGTCCCGAACTGGTAGGAACGATTGGCGGTAAAACAGCGGTAGCACCAAATGGAGAAATAACAGGAATTAAAGAAGCTGTGTACGATAGTGGCGCAAACACTGCTCAACTTCTATCCACAGCAATACAACTACTGCAAATTATTGCTGATAAAGACTCTACAGTCAATATAGACGGAAGAGAACTTGTTAGTGCAACAGACGAAAGAAGAAACCGTAACGGATTTAGTTTTGCGTAAATTATGTAAACTTTTGTAGAAATTCCCCTCTTAGTATGATAAAATTATCAGAAAAGAGAGGGGGATATCTACATGGATAACCAAAACGCAGAAATGAAAACTTGTAAATACTGCATGATGCAGATACCAAAGAAAGCTAAAATCTGCCCGAACTGCAAAAAGAAGCAGAGCCATACTGTACGGTGGATAATATTAGGAGTAATTATATTACTGCTTTTACTTAATATTTTTGGTAAGAGCGGTTCAAAGGACGCTGAATCTGAAAATACAGCAGAAAATGAAAAAGCAGAAACTACTGTAGTGGAGAATAAAACAGATGAAGCAGACGGAAAAACATATTCAGAAAATGACTTTGATGTAAAAGAATATCTTTACGAAAATACCATAGGAGATACGCTTTACTTTTTGATTGTTACAAATAATTCCCAAGCAAATGTAGCTGTATCGGGAAATGCTACAGCAAAGGATTCTTCTGGAAATTCAATCGGCGCTGATGATATGGATATTGCGGTTGTTGGAGCAGGAGAAACATCTTTCGGATATTTTTATTTTGATGGTGTTACTGGTGTTGACAGTGTAGACTATAGCTTAAAGTATAGCGATAGTTTGTACGACCCAGTGATAAATAATCTCGAAGTAGAGCAGACCACTAATGATAAAAATGTTATAGTATCTGCTACAAATAAAGGAGAAAAAGAAGCTCAATTTGTAATGGCACAGGCGTTATTCTTTGATGAAAATAACAATGTGATATGGGAATCAGAAGATTATATTACTGATGATGAACTAAAAATAAAACCAAACGACACATTATCTGTACAGTTAGATTGCCACAAAGTCTATGACCATGTGGAAGTTTACTTCACTGGTAGAGCTGGAAAGTAGGCGGCTATGTACAATATGGAGATTGAACAGAAACTTATAGAGCTAGAAAAACGTATTAAAAAGATTGAGTTTGAACAGTTGGACAGCGCTGGAGAATATCAAAGACTGGCAGAAGAAGTGATACAGGCAAGGGAAAGTAACAGCAAATTACTGGAATCCAAGTACAAATCAAACGATTTTCTCATGAAAGAGAATCAAAAATATGCTCATGTGGCAGATGATAGGTATATAGACGTAATCGACAAACTGAATAGCATAGAAGCAGAAATAAAAGAAATAAAGAAGAAAATTAAGTAGGGCGGCACTTGACCGTCCTATTTTTATGCATAAAAAGTAGCGCTCATTTTTTAGCGCTATTTAAAATTAAAACCAAAAGCATCTACATAACGTAGGTGTTTTTCTTTTATATAAATTATTAATTATGTAAACGTAATACATTTCACAATACACTTTGTAATAGCAATGAACAGGAGGTTGACAAATGGCAAAAGCAACACTTCCAATAAATTTTAAAGACGATATCTTAGACAAAAACATGGGTGGTCGGCGCAGATACCGAATGACTACCAATTCGGACGGAACGGTGACACTGGAAGATGTAACAACATATACACAGGTCGGTGGAGAATTTAAAGCATCTAACATAAATGACACGAACAAAGCTATCAATGCGGCGGCAGATAAAGCTAAGATTCTTACAAGTCTTGATGATGTTAAAGCTTGTACACAGTCTGGCTATATGGTTGACTGTCTGGTTATTAAAGCAATGCTGGAGGGATAAGCTATGTCAATGAGTTCATTCTTAAATGTCAATGGGTATGACTTCCCTTGCCCCGCTGTCGGCTTTTCATGGACGATATCTACTACAGTAAATGCAGGAAGAAACGCAAATAATGCAGTTATCGGTCAAAGGGTCGGAAGAGATTTATATAAGTTGGACAATCTGAAATGGGTAGGACTTACACCAGAACAGCGGCAAATGATGTTAAAGGCAATCGAACCATTTTATGTACCTGTCACGTTTGAAGATATGAAGAATCCGGGCAATCCGATTACAATTACCATGTACCCTGGAGATAGAAAAGGCGTACCACTATTTGTTGATCGACTTACACACATGATAACCAAAGACGAGACTTTATCATTCAACCTTATAGATTGTGGGTGGTAGTTATGCAGAACGTTTCCAAGGCTTATAAGCAGTCCATGAAAGGAATAGGTCGTAACAGGGGATATATCAAGGCTACGATAGGCGTTATTAATTCACAGGCACAGAAGAACGTAGCAGTAGACAGTCAGACAGCAGTTACCTATTTTGCTGATATAAAAAAGCCATTTAACAATTACACCGTAGATAATGTATATGCCACAGCAGAGCAGGACTTTTCCAAGGTGGACGGTACAATGTATTTCTTGCCACCAAAGAACAGTAAATTGGAGCTTTACAATAATGGAATTGTTACAGAAAACCTTTTAGGTGCTGTGAAGATATCCTTTTCTGGAATCACAGGACTTGATATAAAAGGTCTTACGATAGACTTTGGGGAATATTACCCTGTAGACTTTACAATCCAAAATGACAGCGTTACACGCACTTATACAGGAAATAATAAATCTTATTGGGTGACGGAAGATGTATTCAACGGCACTTCCTATCTGATTATCACTCCTACAAAAATGATAAACGGACAGGGAAGACTTAGGATATATCAGTTTTACTGCGGTATCGTCAATGCATTTAGCAACAAGGAAGTAAAAAAATACAGCGGTAAACAGTATGTATCTTCCATAACAGATACTATACCGTCTAACGATATATCACTGACGATAGATAATCAGAATCAATACTATTCACCCGACAACCCAGACAGCGCACTTGCTTACATGGAAGTCGGACAGGAAGTAAAGATTCAGTTCGGCTATGATGTGTTGGGAAATAACGAAATAGAATGGCTACCAGAGGAAACAACCTACCTTAAAACATGGTCGGCAACTGATACGGAAGCCAAGTTTACGGCAACTGACAGATTCGATTACCTGACAGGTAAGTACTACCGTGGACTTTACAGGGAAAACGGGATAAGCCTATATGATCTTGCTATAGATGTACTGACAGATGCAGAAATAACGGACGAAAGAGAATACTTCATTGACCCATATTTAAAGAATATCAAAGTGCAGAATCCTATGCCAGCGGTAAAGCACAGCGAAGCATTACAGATTATTGCTAATGCAGGGCGTTGTGTTCTATTCGAGGATAGAAACAGTAAAATTCATATGCAGGCTTCATTCATACCAGACATGACAGCATTATCAAATGGAGAAACAGCATACAGCCATGTATCAGACGTACTGAATGGAGAAGATAAAGAAGCCTATGCAATATGCAGTTCTGATTTTTCAAAAGTGGACGGAACTGTATTTTTTATGCCTGCTGACAGCAATTACTTAAAGACTGGTTATATCAGTTCGCAGATAGCAGATGCAAGCGGAACTTTTACAGAGAATCCAAAGATTACCATTGACCTTGAAGCGGCATTTGTAGCTTATGGATTGCAGATAGAGTTCAGAAACGTTGCGCCAGAGCAGTTTAAGGTAACGACATATTACCAAGATTTAGAAGTGGACAGCTACACGGTAGAACAGGGTGGGGAACTGGAATACACCACATTTGATCAATTTAATCTATTTGACAAAATAGTGTTAGAATTTACCAAAGCACAGCCGAACAGCAGAATCACGGTAGATAATATCACTGTTGGGGATGTTACGAATTACCATATCACAAGGAATGACATGACAGCAAGCCCTACAGCAGTAAGACAAAATAAAATCAAGGCTATCAGCGTAATTAAGACACAATACCGTAAATCAAGCGAGAATAAGGATATCTCAACAGAAGAGATTACCATTAGTCCTGCTAAAAATGTGCATACGGTATACTTCCAAAATCCATGTTACGAACTGACAGCAGTAATTGATAACGGAACAGATGACGGTGGAAATCCGATTCCAAGCGCTATATCCGTACAGATTACAGACAGTAGTAGTTATTATGCGACTCTACAGTTTAGCGGTATGACGGAAGAAACGATTGTTAAGTATGTAATTAAAGGATATGAGTACGTTACCGAGGAAATCGGCTACACGGTCACACATAATGACAATGGGGATATTAAGACATGGAAAAATCCGTTAATCAGTACAACAGAGTTAGCAAAAGACCTAGAAGAATGGCTTGCAAGCTATTATTTAGGGGATGTTGACTATCAGATAAAATGGCGTGGAGACCCCAGAACGGATGCAAACGACTTATATTATATGGAATTAAAAGACCGTGGAGAAACCATGATAAGGACGTACCAAAATGAAATAACATTTAATGGTGCATGGTCGGGAACAATGAAAGCAAGAAAGGCGGTGCTGTAATTGGCAATAACTAAAGTAACAGCGACGGTTGCTGATGATACAACCGATTTAAAACATAGCAATTCAACGTATACTGGAAGCCTTACAGCACCTAAAGAATCGGGTGATTATCCCGTTACGGTATCTGCTTATGACGATAGCGGTAATGTGACTGTTAATACTTCTACAGTCGCAGAAGTTACCCTATGGCATACTCCTAAGACAAATTGGAAAGCAACCGACCGATTCAATTATGTGGACTATAACCGTATTAAAAACAATTTGACTTATCTGTATGAACTAGCACAGGAAGTATATAAGCAGTTTTCAATCGTGGATATGGGCGCAGATATTGAAGATTATACTGGATGGTTTACGGCGGCGGCTTTTAATGCTTTTGAAAGCAACCTTGAAACGATTAATAAGAACATATTCACGCAAGACTACGGCGTATCGCAAAGGTTCTTTGATAACGGACAGTTCATTAAATGGGATGAATTGAACCGTATAGAGTCGGCTACGTTGCAAATGAATGACCTTTTGGAGAGACAGAAAGCTAATCTGCGGAAATTGCCATTCAGACTGGGCGCATTTAGGGAGGTAAGAATATAAATGGCTATATCAAGCGTACAAGCAACAATCAAAGGCACTACTTACAATCTGACTCTGAATAGCTCTACTGGATTGTATGAAGCAAGTGTTACAGCACCGAGTACCAGTTCATACAATAATAACAGCGGTCATTACTTCCCTGTCACGATTAAAGCTACAGACAGTGCAGGAAACAGTACGACAATCAATGATACTAACGCAACACTGGGAAACAAGCTGAAATTAAAAGTAAAAGAAACCACTGCGCCAGCTATTGTAATTAGTTCGCCTACAGAAAGCCAAGTAACTAATAACACAAAGCCTACAGTTAATTTCACGGTTACGGATGCAGACAGCGGAGTTAATCCTAACAGTATCAGCATTACAGTTGACAGTGGAAGTGCTGTGACAAGTGGGATTACGAAGACCACAATAACAAATGGATATTCATGCTCTTATGCGATTCCTACGGCTCTTACAGACGGAAACCACACTATCAAGGTAAATGCCAAGGACAATGACGGAAATGCCGCCACACAGCGTACAGTAACGTTTAAAGTGGACGCAACGCCGCCTACATTATCTGTATCTGAACCGACTAATAATCTTGTCACAAATGTTGCATCATGCACAGTAACAGGCAAGACCAGTGATGTTACAGCAGGAGTCAAATCGGTTACAGTTAGTATAAATGGCGGTACAGCTACTAATGTCACAGTAGATTCAAGTGGCAATTTTAACACGACAATTACTCTTGCAGAGGGAGCGAATACAATTGTTGTCACTGCCACGGATAACGGTGGTCTTTCTTCCAGTGTTACAAGAATTGTGACATTAGATACAGAAGCACCTGTTATTAATTCTGTAGAAATCAGCCCGAACCCAGTAAGCACAGGAGAAGTATTTACAGTAACCGTTAAGGCTACGGATTAGGCGGTGCTTATGGGCGTAGTAATAACAAATGTTACAATTTCAAAAAATCCAGTAAATGTTAAGGAAACATTTAAAATATCGGTTGCTGTCAAGGAGACAGTGACCGAACCTATAATGTATAGATTGCCCATGAGATTAGGACAAGACAAGGGAGGTATAAAATAATGGCTAAGGCAAATTTACCTGTCAATTTTAAAGATGATATATTAAAAGAAAATATGAACGGCAAGCGTAGATTCAAAATGATTCAGAACAGTGACGGTACAGTCAGTTTTGATGATGTGACAGATTATACACAGGTTGGGAGCACATTCGGAGCGGCACAGATTAATGCCACGAATGAAGCTGTAAACAATGCGGCAGATGCAAGTAAGATTATAGATGATCTGGACACAATAAAGGCAAATACGCAGTCTGGATATATTGCAGGGGCATTGGCAGTTAAGGCATTAAGTAGTAATTTAGCAAACAATATCGTTAGTGGTTATTCGGATACACCTATAGGCAACGGTAAATCAACAGCTACAGTATCAATAAAAATACCATCTGATAACTGTGTAATTATACTTGCACACCCCGAAGATACAAGAGCTACTACGACGTTAGAACTACCAACGGGTGCAACGTTGCTATTATCAGATATAACAAGTGCAACAGGTGCATATTACAGATGCAGATACTATGTAGTAAAAGTTACAGGAAGAGCTGGAGCTACTCTTGACTTCAATTTCACCTCAACGGGAACTAATAATTATCTGTATATCCGTTATGTAACAATTAATAGCAATGTCTCCACTGCAATGGCAAAAACAAGTTTTGAAAAAAATAACTTGTATGTAATAGTGAGAAATGTAGACTATAGGGCAATTTATCATGATTTTTATGGTGCTATTTATCAATATTACGACATGCCTTATACAACTACTTATTTTGTTAATTATCAAATGGCGAATATAACAGTGCTTAAAGCGTTAGAAGATAGTGAAAGAAATTTAAAAACAAGTGGAAATTATTCTGATGTTATTATTAAGTTAGAATAACTAAATTACTATTTAATTCATAAAAGAAAGGAGTCCTTAATATGGCTTTTTTAAGATTTTTAGATTCACAAAAATTAATAAAATGTACGGTAGTTCCAGAATCGGAACATGTCGTAACATTGAAATTCTCAGATTCAGTTACCGTTGACACAAGCGGATTTGATTTGTTCTTAGACGAAAAAGGAGAACTTGACATTGGCGGTGATTCTTACCACAGCTATAATACTGTATACAGGAATGACGATACAACCGCAGAGTATAACGGTTATCAGCTTTCCAATGACGGTTCTGTTTATGAGAAACAGCCACAGCCGACACCAGAAGAACCGACTCTTGACAAACTGAAAGAACAGAAAATATCAGAAATGAACACTGCACAGCAGGAATCAATACAGAACGGTGTTGACGTTACCTTATCAGACGGAACAGTTGAACATTTCACGTTGACAGACCATGACCAGACAAGCCTTATGGGATTGCAGACTAAGGTTGCGCAGGGAGAAACGCAGATACCGTGGCATACATCAGATGTGAATGAACCATGTAAATACTACAGTAACACGGACATGGGATTGATTACGGAAACAGCTATGCAGGCGGTTACGTATGCGGTAACGTATTTCAGAGATTTGCGTATCTATATCAATTCAATGGAAGATTCTACGTCCGTCCAAAACGTAACCTATGGCATGATAATCCCTAAAGAGTATCGGTCAGAAGTGCTTGCGGATATCTACGCAAGTAAAGGTATTGCGTAAGATTATCAAGCCACTTATCCTATTTGCGATAGGTGGCTTTCTTTATGTGTGCATAGAGCTGTTATATCGTGGTCGTAGCCATTGGACAATGTTCATTCTTGGCGGTTTATGTTTCCTGTATGCAGGAGAACAGAACGAACGCACAGACTGGGATTATCCGCTTATCCTGCAATCAATAAAGGTTGCTACAGTAATCACCCTGTTAGAGTTCTTATGCGGTCTTATCGTTAATATATGGTTAGGTTGGAATGTATGGGATTACAGCAATATGCCGTTGAATCTGTTAGGGCAGATATGCCTACCATTCAGCCTGTTATGGATAATTGTAGGAACGATTGCAATTATTCTTGACGATTATTTGCGGTACTGGATATTCAAAGAAGAAAAGCCACACTACAGATTGCTGTAATTTGTCGAATTTTACCGCAGAATATGTCGAACGTATTTTCTTGAATCCTTGCACTTTCAGACGTACAATAAACTTGTCCACAGTGATGTGGTGCTTCAAGTTCTGGTCGGGGCGGTATGTTAGTGGCATTTCATGCCGCCCGAATTACCAAAAGTTGCAAACAGACGTTTGATTTATTTATTGACATATGCGAACATACATTCTATAATTAGTAAAAACATTATAGAGAGGATGATTGCATGAGAGAGTTACATAGTTGTAGAGAGGGCAAGGATATGACAGGGGATAATGGCAATGATGCAGAATTTTACAAGAGAGAAATCAATAAAATTATTGGCACAATAGAAAATGCAGGCACTTTAGAGTACCTGCATTCATTCATAATTTTTTTTCTGAAGAAGTGGGGATAACTCACTTCTTTTCTTTTCGAGATAACATAACATTTATCATATCTAATATAGTTTCTTTATCTCTTTGATCTAACAATGAAATTTTCCAAAGCAAATCAACATCTTCTTTAGCTTCTCCGGTTTTTCCTCTTCGAAATGGTGAAACATCAAGACCCATTAACCATGCTTCTGAAACATCTAATGCCATTCCTAGAATGACTAGCTTTTCTTGACTAGGCTCAACCTTACCAGATACATATTGACTAATATCTGATTTATTCATCTTAATATTGTACTTTCTACAATAAGGCAAAGACATATTCAAAATGTCAACTTGTTTTATCTTTCTTTCTTCCATTATTTTTTTTAGCCTATCAGACGTATTTTCTTTCATTTGTATTAACCTCCTTTCTAAAAATAATATATCACTATTTGAACAAAAGTTCAATATGAAAAACTTAAAAGTAAAAATATTTGAACTTTTTATTGACAAAAGAAATCTATAATGCTATTATACAAATAGTTCAAAACATTGAACTAAAAAAAAGAAAGGAGAAATAAAATATGGCTTTTAATTACAGCAAATTGCGAGGTCGCATTGTTGAAAAGTTTGGTAGTCAATATGATTTTGCCAATGCCCTTGGCTGTTCTGAAAGGACTTTATCTCTTAAAATGAACGGAAAAAGACCATGGAAGCAGAACGAAATATTGACAGCTATTAATCTTCTTGGATTATCTGAGGAAGATATACAGGATTATTTTTTTACCTTAGAAGTTCAAAACATTTAACTTTTAGGAAAGGAGAAATATGTTATTTAGTTTAAAAAAAAGACTTCTCAAAACGTTAGAAAGTATTGAGAGTACTTTGAACCGAATTGAGAAGTCTGTTGAAAAAGAGAAACAACAGGAAAACATATGCAATGTTGTCTCTCATTCGCTGAATGGCAGTGATATCAAAAGGTCGTTAGAAGAAAATAAAAAACCTATTCATTTTGATTAAGCCATTCATGATAATAGCGTAGCAATTTCATTGTTTTCTGTAAAGTATTATTTTGAACAGAAACAATTAACTCTGAAATATCTTCTGTATTTGAAAGAGAATAATTCCTCTTTTCTAATTTCAGATTAACATTCGATAATTCATTTTGTATTTTGTCAGAGTTATTTACAAAGTCTACGAAATCATCAAAATTTTTCAAAATATCACCTCCTTTGAGGTGATTATAACACAGAAAGGAGAGCCAATGAATATTGAACAGAAGATTACTTCTATGGAAGTAGCTGAAATGGTCGGAAAAGACCATAGCAAATTGTTGAGAGATATTCGTACTTATATAGACCAATTAGGACAAGCCAATATTGGACAGTCCGATTTCTTTATAGATGGTACATATCAAAACAGCCAAAATAAAACGCAACCTTGCTATTATGTCACAAAGAAAGGCTGTGAATTTATTGCCCACAAACTGACAGGAGTTAAGGGTACGGAGTTCACAGCAAAGTACATTAATCGTTTTCATGAAATGGAAGAATCCATTACGGTTCAGAAACCGATGACGGCACTGGAAATGATTAAGCTACAGAATCAGGCAGTAATAGAGATTGATGAAAAAGTGGACAATCTCACAAACGATTTTGAGAGTTTTAAACAGGAAATGCCGTTGCTTGGCGTGGATATGGATAAGGTTACTCATGCAGTGAAAGCAAAGGGAGTTGAGGTAATGGGTGGCAAGGATAGCCTTGCATACCGAAGCAATTCGTTAAGACAACAGGTGTACAGCGACATATACCGTCAGATAAAGTACCAGTTTAATGTACTGTCTTACAAAGCACTGTCAAGGAATCAGTTAGATAAGGCTCTAAAAATTATTGATGCATATGAACCTCCAGTATTCTTGAAAGATTCCGTAGACGCTGAAAACAGTCAGATGCGAATTGATAGAGACAGTAATAGACGAGATCATACTAATTGAAAGTGAGGTTTGAGAAATGAAGAATAGAGAGAAGTTTGCAGAACAGATTATTGATATTGCTCTGCAAAGAAATGAAATCGCTGTAAATTTAACGTCAGGAGAGCCGTGCGATTGTAGAGAAATAAGATGTTCCGAGTGCCTTTTCGGTGGAAAGGGTAAGGATTGCAAAGTTTTGTTAAGAGAATGGGCAGAAAAGGAATATGAAGAACCGTCTGTTGATTGGAGCAAGGTTGCAGTCGATACGCCGATTTTGGTAAGAGATAGTGAAAAAGAAGTGTGGGAAAAAAAACATTTTGCAAAATACGAGAACAGAAAAGTGTACACATGGCGTTCAGGAAGAACATCTTGGAGTTCACACGCTTGTGCCATGATCGGTTGGGAAATGGCTAAATTAGCAGAAGAGGTGGAATCATGATTATAGCAAATGATTCAAGAGTGGATTTTATTGGTAAAGATACAGAAATGTGCCTTGACCTTGCGAATATCATCCGAGCAATACGGTTCAGATTTGAACAGCACTTTGACGAAGAGACAGCAGAAATGCTGATTGCGCAGGCTGTAGAGGATTCCAAAAGAACAGAATCAGATGTAATAGAGGACATGAAGCAGTTTCAGAAATCGGCTTCAAGAGGACTGACAAAAGCAATGCTATTTTAAATAAGAAGAGAGGGAAAAAGATATGGAAGATTTTACAATTGCAGAAGTAGAAAAAATGTGTGACGACTTAGGAGTTGGAGTCTTAATTAATGACGGTCATGTAGTCGGATTTGAAGTAGAAGAGGGATAGTCATGGACAACAGGCTAAGAAAAATTGAGAATGCCTTGATATCTATGGGAATAGAACCCAGTATGCGTGGATTCTACTATATCGTGGAACTGACTGTAGGAAAGATAATAAATCCGACAAAGAAACTACAGGATATGTATGACGAAATTGCATCTGAACATGGAATTACAGGCGGTTCAGTCCATAAAGTTGTAACACGCACAGTAGAACTTGCGGACTCAAGAACTCCTACCTACAAAAAGTATATCGGGAGTGAGTTCAAAACGAACAGCGGTTTTGTTTCCCTACTGGCATTCAACATCAGAAGGGAGTTGGAAGATGAACAGGATAACGCTATGCGGAAGAATGAATGAAAAACCTAAATACAGCCACACTGTAGGCAAAATCCGATTCTACAGCTTTCAAATGATTGTTAGACGGCTAAGTGGATATGAGGACATTATTCCATGTATCGCAGAACAAGGGATTGCAAATCAGATTCAAAACGGAACTGTTCATAAAATAACAGGTGCTATACATAGTAGACAGGTGTTTGACGGGAAACGGACGCACTTAGAGTTATTTGTCCATGTAGAATCTATATCAATGGTATTTGAAGCAGATGAAAACCACACAGAAATAACAGGTGTTATCGTCAAAAAACCAGTGTTCAGGCAGACCCAAAGTGGAAGATATATAGCAGAGTTGCTAGTGGTATCTTCCAGGAAGAATGGAAAAACGGATTGCATACCGTGTATTGTGTGGTCAGTAAATGCTTTATTTGCAAAAAATTTAGCAACAGGGCAGACAGTTACTATAAAAGGAAGATTCCAGTCAAGGCAGTATGAGAAAGACGGACGGACTAAGACAGTTTACGAATTGTCTGGAAATGAATTGAAGTTAGGAGGAAATATAAGTAACTAAAAACAGAATTAAATGTGAGTCAATGTACTCAAAGATACTCAAAATCCAGAGTATTAGTTGGTAACTTAAAACCACTGAAATCTTAGGAAATATAATCCAGTACAAGTTGAAAAAGTCTTGTTAACTATAGGGTAGAACCTTGATGGTAAAGATTGAGTAACGGTGTGAGTCTACGAAAACCAAGTAGCAAAAAAATATTAAGAAAGGAAAAGCTATTTAGATGAAAACCTGTATTTAATCAATAAAAAAGAATTTATAGGTATGTACCGATGGCTTAGTCGGGAATTTACGACTGTGGAGTGTACAAGAACTTGTGAGTAGTGTGTCACTTGCGACCACCAAAGCATACACGATGAAGCAGTAACTACAAATTGTGAGATTGTAGCGAATCATCTAGCATATACATTTGTATATGTTTTTAGTAGCAGAGTGAGAACGTGGAAGATTTGATTAAAAGTAAATCTTGCGATACAGTCACTATTTCGCAGGAACGGTATGAGCAGTTAGTTGCTTTAGAAAGTAGAGTTTATGCGGCGGTTGACTATATCGCTAATACGGACTTTTGTAGTGTAAAGACCGCATTAAGAATCATGGGATTTTATAAAGAAGCAAACAAGCAGGCAGAGAAAGAAAAGAAACTGTTTGATTCATCAGAAAGAAAGGAGTTTGACTATGTGTAAGGTAATCAGATTAAAGAAGATGATTTTGGAAAATTTCATGATGTATGCACAGGCAGAATTTAATTTCTCAGAACTGACAAGAATTATGGGAAAGAATGGCAAGGGCAAGTCCAGTATTGTGAATTCCTACACATGGCTGCTTTTTAACTGTGACTATGAATTAAATGACAATCCAGTGGTTAGAAGAACAGTTGACGGAAAGAGCGTAGACGATATGGACACAGCAGTCACAGCAGTACTGGATATTGACGGTAAGGAAGTGACCGCCAAGAAAGTGCAGAAGCGTACATATGGTGAAGCAGTAAAAGATGGCATTGTTGTTGAAACCGTAAGCGATACTAACTCATATTACATTAACAGCGTTCCCAAAACATTAAAGGCGTTTAATGAGTACTTTGATGTGAATATGAAGCTGTTTAAAATGTGTAGCAATATCAATGCTTTTATTAACCAGAAACCTACGGAAATGAGAGAATTTTTGTTCCAATTTGTCAGTAAAATATCAGACATTGATTTTGCAAGTAGTAATTCTGAATTACATGAACTTGTTCCTTTGCTTGAAAAATACAAAGCAGATGAAATTCGGGCTATGAATCAGAAAGTAAAGAGTGATTACAACACAAATTCTAAAATTTTGGACGGTCAGATTAAGGAAAAGGAAAGAGATATTCAGATTAAATCCGACATTGATACAGCAGAAATTGTCTTACAGAAAAATGCCTTGCAAGAACAGCTTGAACAGAACCTTTATAAGCAGACCGGGAATGAAAACTTATTGGCAGAGTACGATAAGGCTACACAGGATATCATGCAGTTGCAAATGAAGCTGTCTGAAATGCAGAATAAAGCCAACTCTGAATTGGAAATGCAAAGGGCAGAACTTAGGGCAACTATGATGAGTAAGGGAAATACCATTAATACGCTGAAAACATCTATCAATTCTGTTGAATCACAGGTGGCTAGTTGTCGCAGGAAGATTACAGACCTTACGGAAGAGAAGACAAGGTTAGGTAATGTATGGAGAACTGTTAAGGCAGAGAAATTCGATTCTAATAAGGCTATCTGTCCTACCTGTCACAGAGAATTACCAGAGGAAGAAGTAAAGAACCTTACAGAATCCTTTGAGACTTCCAAGGCAGAGAGAATCAGCAAGATTGAGAAAGACGGTTTTGCAATCAAGGAAGATATCGAAAAAGAACAGGAGTTATTAAAAGATACAGAACAGTCACTTACAGACCTTAAATCTAATCTGGAGCAGTTAAGCAATGAATATTCAGTCTTAGTAAAACAGCTTGCAGAGATACCGGAGTACGTTGATATCCACGACAGGGAAGATTACAAGGCTGTACAGGCTGAAATTGTCCGTAAGGAAGAATTATTGAAGCAGTCAACGTCACTTTCAGATATTAAGAAATCTTTGAAGCTGGAAGAATCTGAAATCAGATCGCAGTTAGCAGAGGTTGAAAAGAAGATAGCTGCTACGAATACAGAAGCGGATGAAGCCAGACTGGAAGAATTGAGAAACCAGAAGCAGGACTTAGAGCAGTCTAAGACCAACAGTGAGAAGATACTTGCCCTGTTAGACCAGTTAGACAGAGCAAAGAATGAAGCCTTGACAGATGCGGTCAATAACAACTTCTCATTAGTTAAATGGCAGTTATTTGACACAGCTAAGAACGGTAATTATAAATCTGTTTGCATACCTACTGTAGAGGGTAAATCAATTCTTACAACTATGAGTAATAAGGGTAACAGGATTTTAGGCAGAGTGGATATCTGCAATTCAATTCAGAAAATGTGTGGAATCAGCACACCAGTGTTCCTTGATGATTCGGAGTCACTCGACGATGATAACCAGGCAAAGGTTGCTG